GTTCTCAATATCGAGCTTCGCGGCCAGCACGTCCGGGATCGGACGAGGCGTTCCACCCGTCTCCGTCACCTTCGCAAGTGGCAGCCCAAGCTCAAGGGCATCCACCACGCCGATGTAGGTCGGCTTGTCGTTGGCGCCCCCGCTGAAGCCGTTGAAGCGTGCGCCATTCTCCCCTGCCATGAGCGAGGTCCTGTGGTTCAGATCGGAGAAGTTTTGGAAGAGCCGAGGTGCCGGGGGTCAGCGCGCGGGCGTGGGCGCGAACGTCTCAGCGAAAGCCTCAGGCGAGTAGACTCGGCTTGCCCCGTCCTTGTTGACGGTCAGCCAGTCGCCGACGTTCGGCACGCGCCAGCCCTCGGGAGTGAGGACGGCCTTGCCTTGGACGGCTTTCATGTAGCCGATGGGCTGATCCAGGGGGGCCAGCCACGCTCGGGTGACGCCATCAAGCCACGACGGCACAAGGCTCGGGTGATCCGTATCGGCGGCGATCTGGACGGCTTCCACCGTCAGGGCGCGCTTGCGGTACGTGGCGGTCATGGAAGCCTCCTTCAGGCCGGGACGGGGACGTTGGCGCGCTGATAACTGGTCACGCGCCAGTTGCTTGATGCGTCCGAGATGATCTCGAACGTGTCGCCCGGCCGGACCACGATGTTGGCCGCCCCCGGTAACTTGAGCATATCGCTGTGGTTGAGCGTGTAGCCGTTGACGGCCAGCACCTTGAACTGCCTCCCCGGCGCCAGACGACCAAAGGTATCGACGCTTTGCGTTCCCTGGAGGGTGATATGCGGGGTCGTCACGAAGCCGACATCCGGCGCGTTGGTATCGACCAGCGTCGTCCTGGCGTCCTGTGAGGACAGGTAGGCGCCATAGCCCAACACAGGCATCGGGCGACGCATGCCGGAGCCGCCGTTGAGCCGCCGCATCGTACCGATCTCGATCCGCGCATTCGGGGCCGAAGTGGATATTGAGAAGGCTGGGAAATCCGTCGCGGGGGTCGAACCGGGCGCCAAGACGTCGGCTCGGTTCCACCCGCCATAAAGCGTGTCGCGGATCGCGACCCTGGCATGATCCCCAGTGATGTTGACGTGCGACGAGCCAGCAAAATCCGATCTGAAGTTGTCGATCGATATGTCGGAAAAGCCTGAAAGGCACAGGATCGGACAGACTTGCCGGCCTACATAGACAGGATCGGGAGTCGTTCCGTCGTCGAGAGTTTCCAATCCGCCCGCGTCTGCGGTCTGGGCGATGACCTTGCCATAACTCAGCCGGGCCAGCTCGCACCCCGGCTGGACCAGGAGGGTGTAGCATGTCGAGTCGCCGTATATCAGGCCGATATGTGAGTCGAACGTCGTGTTGCCTGGGAACAGCACATACTGCTGACCGCTGACCGGATCGGTTGCCATGACGGGCGTGGCGTTTTCGACCTGATGCGCAGCAAAGCCCTGAAAGTCGAAGAGCTTGTGAACCATCAGCCCATCGGCGCGACCCGTCCGCAGGGCGATCCGGGTCAAATTGGTGTAGCGCTTGACGTTGCGATGGAAGGACCACCACGGCCAGAACGCGACGACATGACCGGTGATCTCGTCGTAGTTGTAGAGCGCGCGGATGCCCTCGATCAGGGGCTGGCCGCGAAGGCTGAACTGGCTTTTCCCCGCGTTGTAGAGTTCCAGAAACCGCGACGTGTTCAGGGTGTAGGCATCGACAATCGCCTCGCCGTTGCGGACGCTGATGTCGAAATCCGCATTGATCGGCGCCCATCCCGAGACGGTTGGGTCGCCCTGATCCCGAAAGGTGCCGAACCCCGAGAAGCGGTGTCCCGTGACGAACCCCGTGTCGGCGGTCGGCATCCCATCGGCTGCCGTATCCACGGTGATCCCGCGCCCGGTGTGAGCGAAGTGGAACCACGTCCCCGTACCGAAGCCTTGAAAGGTCGGGTAGTTGCCGGGCTTGAAGTTGCTGATCCGCGGAGCGTGACCCCTGAAGCGCAAGGCGCCGCCGTAGCCCACCAGCGGCCCGTCGATCGCCAGCACGCCGCGCGGAATGACCAGTTCGCGTTGCTCGCGGATCGCGTCGGCGAAGGCGCGATTGATGAGCGAGGTCATGGAATTGGTGTTGGTCAGATCCAAGCCCGCATAGTCGCGTAGGTCGATGTCACGACCCGTCACGCGGTCCCGGCTGGACAGCAGCGCCGGGCCGGTGATGTCGGCCCGAGTGAAGGCGGCCTTGGGTGCCGTGGCAGGGTCGAGCCATTGGCCTGCAACGGCCTGGGCAGCCGCTGCATCCGACGCTTGAGGGGCGGTTCCCCCAGCCGCAAGGACAAGTGGCGTGCCATCCGACAGAAGCCCCCACGGACCGGGCTGATAGATGATGTCCGAGGACGTGGTGGCAGAGCCGAGCGGCTGGGTCCAACCAGATGTCGGGGCGCGATTGGTCAGCCCCCCAATTGGCCCGCCCGTCGAGCCGTCATCGATAAAAAGCGCATCGCCTCCCGAGAAATCGCCGCTGGCATTCTGGATCGAGCCTATGGCCACGATCGTCGCCGTCCCTTCGGGGGCGACGAACCCGGCCACAAAGCCCAACAGCTTGCCTGCATGGTTGGCGTTGCTGGGGTCCGCTGGAGCACATCGCCCGTCGCCGACATCGACGACATTGGTCCTGGCCGGGATAGGGCCCGCCGCGACTGCCGTGCGGGTGGTTCCGGCACCCGGCGGCCCGACACGGCCAGGAGGACCAGCTGCGCCGTCACGCCCTGTGGCACCCCTCTCGCCAACCTCGCCGCGCACGGAAACGCCGGGAGGGCCGACGAGCGGGATCACGGCGGCAATGCCACCCGTTCCGTCCAAGAGAGCCATGGAGAGCGTCCGGTTACCGGAGGTGTGTCACGCCTGCGACGTGCTCAACCGTGCCGAAGAAGGCAGGGACCTTGAGCCCGTCAGCAGAGGCGATGATGTCGTAGACATACGTCTCGACAGGCAGCTTGTCGGGCGAAAGGGCCGGGGACAGAACCCGCAGAGCGATCTGCCCACCTTGCGTCCCGACAGCAATCGTAGCCGGGATGCTCGGCTCGGTCGGGCGGGAGGTGGCGGTCAAGCGAACGTTCGCTGCCGTTTTCGCCGAGCGCAGTTGCAGATCGAACTGGATGCCGGCGATGTCGATAGGCACCGGCAGGACCCCGACCGCAAATGTATCCCCCACGGCGAAAGCTTTGGATCCGCTGCTCACCGTAAAGATGACCCCACCGGCGAAGAGGGGCAGCCCGACCACGCCGCGAGCCGTCACGTTCCCCGCAGGATCTTGCGCCGTTATTCTCGGCACCCCATCAAGGGAAGTGACGGTAACGATGTGGGCACCAAGGGCCGTCGATGCCGCTACGGAGGCCACCGTCAAAGCCCCGTTGCCGGCGTTCGCAGCGCCTGCCACGACCCCGCCCGCGCCGGCCTGCCAGATCAGCAGCCCGTCCAGCCAGTCGGCATTCGCCTGCGTCCGGAAGTTCTGCTCGCGGGGCTGAATGTCGAGGATGTTCGTCGGCATTGCGACCTGTCCTCAAGCGTCGATCTTGGCCGCTTCTCGGAACAAGGCGTCGATTTCGCCCGAACTGAGGCCAAGTCCCTTTCCTATCTCAAGAACGTGCGGGTTGCTCCGCTGCCATGTCCTGGCATCCGTGAACCAGATCAAGACCTCGCCGCCGATAGCTTCGACTGAGTTCTTAACAGGCTCGAAATACTCGGCCCGCATCAACTGGATCTTGGCCTGCGCCGAGGAGACGGCGGCCGGCACTGGCTCGGGGAGAGGCGGGGCCGGGATCAGAACTCCATTCGCATTGCGCATCCAGGCAAGCGGATCGGCGTATTGCTCTGGCGTGCACTCCACCTCGCTTGGGCCTGGGGTGTAGCCAGGGACGCCGGTCGCGTCGCTGCGACCGATGCCTCGGCCGGTCTCATCGAGAAGCAAGGTCAGCATGGATCAACCCGGAGCGAAAATGTAGGTGAGGTATTGCGAGACCGTAAAGATCGGACTTTGATCTGCTCGACTAGATGATCGAACAGTTACATTGGCAGATCGTGGAACTGTGGCGACAGCGATCGACGTAGTTGCTCCAGCGATGCTATCCGCCGGAGCGTCAACCAATTGTCCGTCCACGACGATCTCAGCCTTAGTGCTTATGTTTCCATTTTGCGGCGATGAATTTAGGGTGGCGATGCACATTACAACGCCAGCATAACTAGTAGTAAATGTCGCTTCCAGCGAAGATGTTTGCCCATTCACTGGCATATAACCGAACCGGCTCTGCCTCCCTGTGAACGCAGATCCAGGCGGTGCAATTTCCTGCGCCAGATTGACGAGGACAAGACTGTCGAACGTGGCGTCGTAAGTCAGGACCGCGACGCGGCTGTAGTCGCCGGCTCGGGCCGGAAGACCGTTTGAGCGCACGACTGGCTTTGCCGCGAGATTGTTCAGGCGGGCCGTCGCAGGGCCCGTGTTCGCGTTGAGAACGCGGATATTGTAGATTGCGCCGGGCTCATACGCGGTAATGGCAGGGGAGACTGTCGCGACGATTGCGTTCGTCGGCCCCGTATCCTGCCCGAAGTGCACGCGCTGAACACCGGGCACGGCTTCATTCGCCACATCGACGAGCGCCGCTTCAAAGTTAGCGACGAGCGCGTCGATGTCTCCATCGTCGAGGGCGTCATAACCGTGGTCGGCGATGAAGGAGCCCAGCAGGGCCGAGCCGAGCGAGCCCTGTCGCCATGCGGTGTTGAGCTGCTGGGAACTGGCGATCCCCGCCGCGAACCCACTCTGACGAGCCCCTAGGGCATTCCACCCCCCAGGGGTCAGAACGTTAGCGCCCGCGCCCACGCCAAAGGGCACGAGCTGGTTGGTGCCAGCCATGAGAAGTCCTTGTCTTCCAAGAAGAAGCGTTACGCTGAAAAGACCCGCTCGGGCGGGGCGCCCCATGAGCCGGTGTCGAACCCGGAGACGAATTCGTTCTGAACATCGAACCCGAACAGCGGCGTGTCGCTCACCGTGACCATGCTGTAGGTCGTGGTGACGCCTGCGGGCTTGATTGGGATGGCGCCTTGGGCGAGCAGCCCCACGATGACCGGCTCGGGGATGCGGCCCGATACGCCGATGGTCATGGAGACATCCACGACGCCGATGCTGGCCGCTTCTTCTCCGTCGCCCCAAACGCCCTCATCGAAGCCCTGCCCCGCCGCATCGAGCGAGAAAAGGGCCTTAGGAAACGGCACCTGCGCGTTGTCTTGCACGAAGACGTGCGTAGCCGGGTCAATGAAGAACGTGTCGAACGCGGCCTGGGCGCCGGGAACGGTGCCATCCCAGCGCTTGGCCAGGATATTGGCCCGCAAGAGACGCCGATAGACCTCGTCGTCAAGCGAGACGATCCCGACCTCAGTGTCGAAGGGGCCCTTCCAGACGCCCTGATCAAACCCTCGGCGTTCATCGTCGAGGGTGAAGTAGATGCCAGCGAGAGGGATAGGAACCGTTCGTGCTCGGCCGATCCACTTCCCGACAGCGTCGAGCTGTACGCCGATCGCTGTGTCGAGGTCGAAATGCGATGGGAGAGATCGCGCTACCCCACCAGCCTCCACGAATGGCGCGAAGGTCGCACGCAGCATAGCCATGAAACGCGGTTGCGTTGCATGATATGGCGGCACGAGCGCGAGGAGGGCGGCGACATCCATTAGACAATGACCGTGATACGGACGTCGGATGGAACGCTGACCAAGACCTCGTTGAAGCCGACCTCGATATCGCTTGGGGCTTCAGGCGGCACGCCATCGCGCGACGCACTCATCGACAGTATCTCGTAGGTAGATCCCGCAATGTCTCCGTTCAGGTTCGCGGGCAGATAGGCCCTCGTAATTATTAGGCGGTTTCCTATGCCAAGTCCATTGGTCCAGTCGGACAATGCCTGTCGGACCAATACATCGACATCAGACGTATAGCCCCTAAAGGCTCGAACCGTCAGATAGAACGCGACCTGAACAGGTATCGGTCGAAAAAAGGCAATACTGTGTGGGATCCCATACGCATCGGCCATCGTAGTAACGACGTTCCCATACGTTCCGACACCGGGGGCTTTCTTGCGGGCTACTAGTGCCGCAATCGTGGCAGTATCGCCCCCTTCGACCACGACGGAGATGGCATGCGCTGGGATGCCCGTTTCGGCATCGGGTACGCTTGTATCATTCTCATACCCACGGACCCGTTCCACGCCGGGGAGAGCGACAAGGGCACCCATCAACCCTTCCAGCATCATTTGGGAGGGCAGCGCCGTAGAGGCTGTCTGTCGCGCTTTTAGTTCGGGATCTTGCTCAACAGCTTGGCCTGGGATCGCGTCCAGAGGATTTGTAACTGACTGAAATCCGGCTTGGATAGTCGCAAACAGTGTGACAGTGCCGGCCTTCGCTAAGCGAGCCCCGACATCTGCGGCAATGGCCGTAACGGTGATTTCCCCCGAGAGGGGGATCGTCACGAGGTCCGGCAGGTTCCAGCGCTGGCTCTGTTCGTCGGAGACGACGCCGTTCGACAGGGACGCCCCGGCTTGCCCGACGATGCGCAGATCGACCGTAGAGTAGGATGGCGCCTTTCGGACGAGCCCGTTGATCTTCACGACGGAGGAAAGACCGACGCCCTGTGCGGTGGACGGCGAGAAGGCGTTGTAGGCTGCGGCAACGCTGTCGTTCGCGTCTTTGAGGGCCGTCGCGAGAAGCGCCATGAACTGCCCGTCCTGCGTGGAGGGCTCAAGGTTCACATCCTCGCCGTAGATGCTCCGGAAGGAGGCTTGAAAATACGTCAGCCCTTCGTCGTAGGTCGGCAGATGCAGGCCGGTCGCGTCAACCGTGGCTACGGGGACCTCGGCCATGTCAGATCGGCTCATTGAGCGGCGCGGGGCCGTAGGCGGTGTTCAGCGTCGTCGTCGCCACGAAGCCTCGGATGTCGCGGTTGAGAACGGAGCCGTAGGAGGCGATGCCGGTCACGCCCTGCGTCCCGAGGATGCGGGTGCGGATCTCAGCGTCTCGCGTCGCCTCGGTGCGCTTGCCAAGAACGCGGCGGCGGTAGTCGATGCCTTCGGACCGGTCCAAGAACCACTGCCCCACCTCAAGATGGAGACGGCTGGCGCAGAGCTGCGCAGGGGCGTCCGGAACATCGTGCCAGTAGTCCTGGCCTCCGCTACCGAACACATAATCCCCCCCCGACCCGTCGAGGGCGCGCGGTGTCACCTTGCGCACCCGCATCAGCGCACGACCGCTGCAAGGGCGTAGGAGGCGCGCTGGAGCGCATCAGGATGGCCGCCAGTGGCCGTCAGGACCGTGAAGGCGGCAAGGGCCAGGAAGAACCCGACAACACCGCCTAGCATGCCTTGGAAACCGCCGCCGGTCTGGCCGTTCAGCGCAGGGGCGCCGAAGCTCGTGGCCGAGGTTACGGCATCCTTGAAGTGGGCGGCGCCCTTGAAGTCCATGCCGCCCGTCGCGTCCACGGCGAGCTTGAGTGCAGTCTTGATGCCGATCCCGTCCTTCGGGTGAGCCGAGATGACGGTCTTGCCTCCGTCCGCCGACATCTTCGGACCGTTCTCGGGGTGCATGTCGAACATGTGCTTCCCGTCGTCGGATCGCATCTGCGCGGAGGTCGTCGAGACGTCCTTGAGCTTGCGCGGCGTCGAGCGGAGGCCGGGGCAGTAGATGGCGTCGGATAGGTCGTGCATCCTGGCATCCACCTGCGGCTGCATCCCGCCCTTCTCGTGCCAGACGTCGATGGAGCGGGAGGCGATCAGGGCGTAGCCCTCGTCCCCTTCCTTCACGGGATGCGTGAAAGTCGTGCCGCCACCCGAGACGAAATTGACCGGAGCGTCCGTGATCGGCGGATAGTCGTTCAGCTTCTGCGAGCCGTCCGGCATCCGCTGCACCCACTTAATCAAGGGTTGGATACCGACCGTGTGCCCGTCGCTGTCCTTCATCACCTTGACCGGAACCATGGTCATGATCCGGCTCTGAACGGACTCGCCCAACGTCTGCAGCGTCTCGTCGTCGATCTGGTAGCGGTCGCGGGTATCCATCTACCGCCTCATGTCACGTTGTTGGTAGTACTGCTGGGAACGTCGCCTGGGTCCGCGATCCCGCGCTGCGCCAAGCCAATGGGCAGTGTCCCGCCCGCGGCTTTGATGCACGTTGCCGTTGTGTACCAAGGCGGTCCGCGCGTATCTCCGTCCTCGTCAACGAACAGCACCTTGTAGATGCCATCTGTCGCAAGGCCGGGGATCATACTGTTGGTGACCTCGGCCGTGTAGGCAGCGCTGAAGGCAGCTTGGTTGATGCTCTTCTGGTCGATCTTGAGCCGGGTGCCGGGCCGGATCTTCGGGTTGAGCAGGCACCGGACGATGATGCCGTCAAGGGTCTGTTCCGGTCGCCCGATCAAGCCTGTGGTCGAGTTGAGTACGAAGGGTGCACCAGGGATGAACCCATCGTTCTTGACCATCTGCAGCTTACCGCCTTGGATGCTCCAAGCGGTGTTGGTGGCCTGTCCGATCTGCCGAAGGAGGTCGCGGACCATGCCGTGCATGACGCGGCACTTCGGCATCCGTTTCGACCCGAGGTCGGCGATGAAGCCGGGATCGACGCCGAACTCCTTCAGCGCATTGGCGCAGACATCGACCTGATCCTTGTAGGTGCTGCCCGCCGGCAGCGTCTTGCTCACCGTCGCGTAATTGTGGGCGCGGTCGCTGTCCTTTGCGAGGAGGGCGAGGCAGGTATCGACGGGGTTCTCCCGGTACGAACGCTTCTGGATCAACTCGCCCTTGAAGACGACCTCGTTGCTTCCTCCGTAGCCCGCTTTCAGCGTGACCTTCGTGAACTCCTTCTGGATTTTCTGCTCGGTTGCATCGGCCAGATTGTAGATCACGATCTCGGCGTGCTGCGGCACCCCCAACTCGGCATGCTGTACGTGGAAGCGAACCCGCAGCGAGTCCGTGTTCGGATCTCCGACATCGTCCTCGTTGGCGATGATGTCGATCGTGCCGCCCTCCCCCTCAAGGGTGACTTGGCAGCTTCGCTTGTACTGTCGGCTCATGCGACCTGAAGCACGTAGAGGTTGGCCGAGCCCCCGAGTTCGCCGTAGGCGGCCGACGCATCAGGATCGCGCACGTTCTGGAGGAACAGCCCGAACCCGAAGCCGAGGTAGCCGTACTGCGCCAAGAGGTTGGACTTCGGCAGAAGCGGGATGCCGCACACGATCGGGGTGTCGTCGGCCGCGCGGATGTCCAGAAGCCATCCTCCCTCGGGAGAGTCGGCGTAGATCACGCGGAACCGGTACGTGACCGAGCCGATGTCGAGGCTGAACACCTGCGCCTGAGGCGACAGGGGCACGAGGGAGATGACCGCCGCCATGCTACCTCCCGAAAGCTCCCGGCGCGTAGCTGCCACGGAAGGCGTTCGGACCGTAACTCCCGAACATGCCGATGTTGCCGCCGAGGTCGCTAGGCGCCCCCCCCTGAGCCCCAGCCGCCGCTCCGCCCGGCACCGTCGTGCCGTCGCTAAATACGAAATCCCCGGTGTCGGCATCAGCGCCCGACGCAACGAGGCCAGAGCCGGCCGGCGCTCCCGTGAAGTCCGTGTTCGATCCCAGCGAGAACGTGGAGCCGAACGCGTCTGAGCCGGCCTGCGGCGCCTGCAACTGCTGAGACCCTGCGTCGGTCACGCCGCCCGTCGTCTGCGGCATCGCCTGATCGCTCGTATTGGACGCGGGCGATGCGCTGTTCGCGGCGTTGGCGGCCTGTTTCGTGGAGGTGATGATGATCTGCCGGAAGGAGACTATCAGAATGCGCGCGTTGGCGTTCTTTTCGTCGCGCGGAGCGATGATGCTTTCGACGAGCATGTTCCGGTAGCGACGCCTCGGGGTGAAGATCTCGAACGGCTCGCGTCGCGCTTGGAGAACCCGAAGTTCCTCCTCAATCGCATCAACATAGCCCTCGGCGCCCGCCGACGAGTTCGAGAAGCCGACCCGCATCTCCAGGATAGTGGGACGCTTGAAGGCGTGGTCCGTGATCGCCGCGCCGCGCTCGACGGGGTGATCCGTGATGATCAGGGCGTCACGTGCCACCTCGTCCACCACGACATCGGGAATGATGCCGCCGAACGAGGTAGAGGGGCCGGCGATCAGCGCGAAGCCGATCTCTCCGAACAAGCCTGCTGCCATGGATGCCCCTGCGGGGAGACCTACGAGCGGCGAGGCTTCAGCAGGTTCCGAACGGTTGTCTCTATATCGCCGTAGGGACGAAGCGGAGCGCGCAAGCTCAGCGCGTCTTCCGCGATCCCGCGTGGGTCAGGGGCACCTTCCGCAATCCGCGTCAGGGCCTCGGCAAACTCTTCGATCGTCTGAGCGGCTTGGCCGCCGATGGTCTCGTGTGGCGGCACGTCGTCCAGATCGCGCGCGATGTCGTCGGCCTCGTCTCGGAGATCCGTGGCGATCTCTTGCGGGGTCATTCGAGGGAGATCAGGCAGACCCGGCGGCATGAAAAGAGGCGTAGCACCCCGGTCACATCTCGACAACGCAGGGGCGCACAATACATTCCTGCGGATGCGCTATCCTCTCGCCTTCGCCGCCGCACTCTTGTGCTTGTCTGTCGAGCTTTCAACGGCCTCGGCCACGCAGGTACTTGCGGACATGCCCTATGCGGAGGCGCGATCTCTGCTGCTTCGCAAGGGATGGCGCCCCGTACACAACGAGGCCCATGCCTCGCAATGCGGTTCGGCCGCCGCTATCTGCGATCGCTATCCCGAGACGGCGTCATGCTCGCCTCAAGCGGCGTCTTGCACCTTCCAATGGTCGCACGGTTCCGCCACGGCGGAGATCGTCACGTCCGGTACGGATGCCTCTAGGCTTCAGGTGACCGCCTCGCGATGCTTGAACGGGTGCATCAAGGTTCTCGACATTGCGCAGAAGTCTCCCCCGCCGACGCTCGTGATGCCCAAGGCTGATCCCCCGAGCGCGAAGGAGGCCGCCGTAGAACCTCTGTCCCGTACGATGTCTGTCCCGTGCCAGCGGAGCGCCGAAAACGGGAAGATACTCATAGACGCCGATGCTATCCCCGATGGCGCTCGTTACGACGTCGAAGCCTACAAGCCCAATCGCCAAGGAGAGGCCTGGGCACTTGGGCGATGTGTTATACGCCTGAAGTCAATACAGGCTCGCTGATCACCGCATCGCTGAGCGTGCGTTGCGCAGACTCATGCTATTAACATTGTTCTGAGCCCCCGCCACGGCGGATGCCGTCGCACTCGGATCAGCGCCACCGTTGACATGGATCTCGGTCTTCGGCGCCAACACTAAAGAGTTTGAAACGCTGTTGTCGTTAGAACTTGCGCCGAGCGGAACAGTGCCTGGCTTAGATTGAGAAAAATCGTATTTATTCATCGTATCGGCGAGCTTGTCAGGAGAGAAACTGGCTGTTGTCGGCCCCTTGTCGCCGTCCCCTGTCAGCCCGTACTTCTGCAGCCTGTTCAAATGTTGCTGCCTGAATTTTGCGGCCAACTCTGGCTGGGCCGGGTTTTCAAAGCGGCGTATGCCCGCATAGAGCGCAGCTTCATCGCTAGGTGCGTTTAATATTTCTTTATAAACTTTGTTGTATTTGCCAAGCATCTCATTGCGCAGATGCCTTTGCTGCGCACTAACGTCTGTCCAGTCAGTTCCCATCCGCGCCGCCGTTGCCCGAAGGGCCGCGGCTCTATCCAGGCGCCATTGAGCTGTACCGAACGCCGTGCCGCTATCGCCGATGGCTTTCGGATTAAGGTTCTCCCCTGACTCTCCCTGCATCATCGCAACGACGACGCGCGCCCTGTTAAGGGGCATGCCAAGCCCACCGTCAGACACGGAAGTCTGAAGGAACCGCAGCCAAGAGTTGATGCGCCCCCGTCCGCTGCCTGTGAACCCGGCATACTTATATTTTTTGCCGTTCACATCAACGTCATCAGAGCCGTCGCCTCCGCTGTTAGTACCACCGGCGCCGCTGCTTCCGCCATTTGATGCGGGCTCGCCACCAAGCCACGTCGGCGCATGCCGCTTCCACCAACTCTTCTTTTCGGGAGGGGCGCCCCCGCCGCCTCGATCAGAGGCTTGTGCCGAACCAATGCCGGAACCCGAGAAAGCGTCCGTCGCGCGGTCGGTCGCCCCAATCTGACTCAGCCCCTGCTGAACAACCGGGGCTGTCTTGCCATCCACCCATCCGAGGAACCGGGCGATGTCTTTCAGCCCTTTCATCTCGGTTGCGCGGTCAAGATCGCGTAGCCACTGGATAGCTCTGCCGACCGCACCGACGATACGCTCGATCGCCAAGGCGACCTTGCCCATCGTGTCGATCAGGCCGCCTTCCTTGTTCCACTCGCCAACCTTCTCGACGAAGGTGGTGAAATAGGCCCGTCCGTTGACGGCCATCTCTTTCAGAAGCTCACCGACGAACTTGGCGGCCTCGCCAATGGCGCGGATCGTGCGCTGAACCAAGTCGGGATTGGCCGCCACGTAGGCGAGGAACTGGTCTATGACGCCCTTGAGAGCCGGGGCTAGATCACTCAGCAGCTTCTCAGCCGCTGTGGTGATGAAGGTGCCCAGCGAGCGCAGCGACTGCATGAACTCCTTGGAGTTCCGGGCCGCCTCCTCGCTGTTCAGCCCGACCGTCTTGGCGGTTCTAGCGTACTCCTCCTTGTAGCGCCGCAGCGCCTCGGGCTGATCCCGCAGCGCCCGGTACGTCTGCTCATCGATCCCCAGCGCCTGCGCGTACTGGAAGCCGATGTAGTACTCCTTGCCGGCGAACACGTTGCCGAGGTCAGTGAGGACATCCGTCGTGTCACGCAGCTTGCCGTTCGCTTCCGTCGCCACGCCCAGCGACCGCACCATGGCCCCGTAGCCGGGGTTGGTCCGCATCTGCTTGGCGAAGGCTTCAACTGACTGAAGCGCTCCCTCGTAGGAACCCCCTAGCTGACCGACAGCATAGGCGACGCCGCGCAGGTTGCCGATCGACGCGCCGGTCCGCTGCGAGGAGTAGTAGATCTGCTCGAAGCCGGAGGCGATGCCCGAAACGGCTTGACCGACCGCCTTCGCTGCAGCCTCTAGTGCATCGGCTATCAGGACGCCTTGGGCAACGACAGCCTTGCTGAACTGCGCCCTCGCCTCGGTCCGCCGCTTGAGGCGAGCCTGTTCTTCTTTCTCAAGCCTGCGGTCAGCGTCATCGACTTTCTTGGCGCCTTTCGCCGCCGAGTCCGTCGCGTCCTTGTACTTCTTGAGGCCGGCATCGTCGAACGCAATGCCGATGCCGATCAGAAACTCTTTGATGAAGTCGGACGCCATGGACTAACGCTCCAGCCTCACGGCGTCCGCATAACGATGCTGGTTCTCTGCCTCGACGTCGAGAGCGTCGTTCATGATGGCGATGTCGAGAAGGTCCAGAGCCCCGTTCTTCAGGCTCTCGTAGCGGCACATGCCTTTACGGACCGGGCGCATCAGATAGTCGAGGTCATCGTACATGCGGGCAGTCTCGAATACGACGCGCCCTCGGCTCGGCTTGAAGCTCAGGCGAGGGCGGGCGTAAAACTTCCCAAGTTGTCCTTGAGCGCGTGGCCGAGGATCTGGATCAGCGTCGAAAAATCGATTTCGTCCAGGGGGCGATTATCGCGCGCGTTCCACGCGGGTAGAAAGCCCGGGCCGTTCTGCCTGAAGGTCGAGCGCAATACGGCGCCGACAATGTAGTCTCGGCTCTCGTCGGGGAGCGCACTGAGCGCCCGGCCGAGCGGCACAAAGGCATCGAGATCCATTACTGGGCCGGCTTCGCCCGACTGCTCCGCTAGACGCTGGGCGGTGGAGTGGTGGGCAATCGCTTGGATCGCCGGCTTTACATGCTCCAACACCGCACCGAGTTTGCACACGATGCCGAACTGGGTCATCGCATCGAGTTTCTTGGTCTTGTAGGCGATCCCGTCGATGGTGAACTCGGCCATCAGATGCCGCCGTTCTCAGCCAAGGCCGGGTTGCCATCGCCAAGAGTGACGTCGATCACACCGGCCATGAACACCCACTCGTTCGTACCGCCTTCCTTGGCGTTCACGTTGTCGGGGAACTTGCGGATGCCGCAACCGTCGCAGACGAAGGCGTCTCCCGTGCTGACGTTGCGGCCGGTGAAGGTGCCACGGCCGTAGTTCGCGCCTGAGGACGTCTCGAAGTTGTAGAGCCTTCCGAAGAAGGCGTTGAGCGGGCTGGTCTTCAACACGCGCACCGTGACCATACCGCCGCTCGCCGCATGGAGCGAATACATCCAGTCGCCGTCCGCACCATTCGTCTTAGTGGCCTTATCCTCATCGAAGGCGATTGTAATGCCTTCTTCGGCAATGCCGCCGGACGAGATATCAGCGACGCCGCCAGGGCCGCTATAGGCCCCGAGAAAGTCTTGGAATGCGTAGGTGCCCGGCATCGTCTGGCCTCAGCGGTTCACGGTGATGGCGATGTTCGCCTTATGCACGGCGCCCGCGAGCTTCGCGGCGACTTGTATGCTTGGGGTCGTGCGCTTCTCGCGGATCGCCTGCGGCTGCGAGGCGACCGGCGGGCAGTAGACGTAGAACCCGGCCTTCAGCGTATCGCCCTGACGGAGTTGGCCGAAACCTGAAGCGTTCCACTGCCCCGGCGCGACGAGGCCGTTATTTACGGCTCGCAACAGCGTGCGGTTGATCTCGTTAACGATGAGGTTCATGCCCGCGTCGGTCTGAGGGACCTTCGTCGTGGACTGGTAGAGCAGGTTGTAGACATCGACCTGAACCGCGTTCGTCAGCCAGTCCGTGCCCTGCACTTCGTCGAAGAAGTACCCGTTCGCCATCACGCCTTCTTGGATGATGGCGGTGCCGTTCTGGTAGTAGACGAAGGCGTTGCAGTTTTTGGCCTGGAGAGCGGCAGCCTGCGTCGCGGTCAGGTATTCGGCGACAATACCGGGCTCCTGCTTGAACTTCATCGTGATGGTAGTGGTACTGGCCTCAAAATCGACCGTGGCCGCACGACCGATGAAGGACGCCACCGCGTAGGGGCTCGACGAGGAATACTGCGTGAAGGTGCGCTCGTATCCCAGCGCCTTGGCCTGCGAAGCGAAGTCGTCGGAGCGAGTCGGATCAAGGACGGCGGTATCGGTCAACGTGACGCCGTAGATGCGCCGCTGCGACATCCCCTCGATCAAGGCCGAGGCCGCGAGATGCGCCGACGTGCTAGGCGGCATGGCAGTTGCAACGACGGCGGCGTACCATTCCGAGGAAATATCGGCGAGCGCCGCCAGCGCCTGTGCCAGCGTCTCCGCGAGGCGCCCATTGACCGGGGCTGAGGCAACCTCAGACGTGAGCCCAAGGCGCGCTGAAACGTCCGTGCCGCTAGTATGGGCCGTGGCGTAGCCGACCGTCGAGGACGTGCCGGTCGTTCCAGAAGTCACGACGAAGCGTGCGTTGTTACCATCCCACCGGACAGTTGCGCCGGCTGACACAGCCGCCAATGCCGTCTGAACGATCGACGCCACGCCGTTCAGGTTGGTGGCCCCAGAGAAGTCGAGACCCGTCAGCGTACGCAGCGTGCCATCGACCGGAATTTTCACCGACCCATTGGTGATAGCCGTGAAGCCGGAGAGGATCTGCTGGCTCGGGGTAAGGACGCCCCCGCGCAAGCCCCCCTTGGTGTCGAATTGCGCCCAGCGCCCGATATGCAGGAGGTTCGGCTGCGGGAGTTGAGCGAAGAACAGGCCGGAAGCCGTTGCGGCGGGGGAGCCCACGCCAGCATCAGCCAAAACACCTTCTACGTCAGAGTAGACCCGAATACGCTCGCCGACGTCGATGAAGTCGTCCGAGACGATCAGCATTGTGGCGCCGAAGTTGCGATAGCCGGCCGCGATGGGCGCGAGCGTCAGCGTGACGTTGACGATTTCGCCAACGTTGAGGCCCTGAGCCATGGAAGTGCCTTATTGTTCGACGTGGAAGGGCGTGTCCTGGCTCACGGGACCATCAGTCGAGCCACTGGCCGCGCGGATCACGCCATCGGCCTCAAGGACGTTCAGGATGCGGTAGGTGCGCTCCACGCAGCGGCGGAGGCGAAAGGACAGATCCGCTCTGCGGCGGTTGTTGACGTTCACGATTTCAGGCACGCGGCGGACAATGCCGGCGTCGATCAGGCCGAGGCCCTGAAACAGCATCACTTCACGGTTCTGGCTGATGTAGAGGCCGTCGCGGAACAACGAGGCGTAGCCGTCGCTCTTGGCGCCGTAGAAGCTCGCCAGCACCTCGATCGTCTCATGCCGGCGCATCGTCGTGCTGCCGTCGCCCGAGCCGTTGTGGATCAGGGCGGGGTTATCGTCGGGCGTCGTCGAGATGACCCCGACCGCTACCCAGTTCGTGCGAGTGTCGTTCGGGATGCGAGGCGTCACGCTCGTCGTGTCGTTAGCGGTATCGGTCGTTTGCCAACGGGGGCGGACGTAGCGCCCGTCCAGTCCGGTGATGCCCGCCACGAGGGCCTGGAGTTGGGCGTCGAGATCTTCGTCGGTTGCGGGGGGCTCGCCGATCGGGGCAAGATAGCCCCCGGTCGCGCTCGTGTTAGCCGAGGAAGCCACCACTGCCCTGCCCGTCGATCATCGTCTGGTTGATCGTGATTTGCTTGCAGACGGCCCGCGTGTAGCCCGAGCCGAAGCGGTAGGGCTGCGCGTTGACGACGTGATAGCGATCACCGTCCACGTCGATCAGGTCCGCGTCCGTCTCACCCGTGCCGGCCGACAGCATGAGGCGCGTGAAGACCGTCACGTCGCCCGAGACCATGTTGCCTTCTGGAGTTTGAACGAGATCCTTGCCGCCATCCGGGATGACGACGCCGGAGAAGAGGATCGCGCCGGGAAGGCCAGTGGCGAGGCCGTCGTCCTGCATCTCGACGTAGCGCCGGATCAGCACGAGGTCGTCGCGGCGGAAGTCCGGGTCGTCGAGGACATCGGAGACGTCGAGTGAGGCCACTAGACCTTCGATCCTGACCAACTGCCATAAGGCGGAGGAGGTCGGGGGATGGGATCCTGAAGGCTGCAAAATGCCTTGTCGCGCCCATCGCGACTGAATTCAGCTAACGCAAAGATGCACGGGGGACGATCCTGCCCAATCCACCGCAACGGGTTAGCTTTGGAGCGTCGCCGCTCGGCATGGGCGCAGCCATGATGCTTGTCGAGATGGGAACAGTTTGCGGGGATCCAGTAGCCCATCACTTCCCCTTCTCGCGGATAACGTAGGTCTGGGCGCGACGGTACTGACCAGTGTCGATCAGTGGCTTGTCGCCCGTCCGACCCTTCGCCTTGCGTCGGGCTAGCGTGCGTTCCGACAACGGGGCGAACCCGCCATCCGTGATCTTGGCTCTGACCGCGTTCTGGCCGATCAAGCCGGCGGCGTGCTGGCCTCGACTGATGGCATCGAGGTCGCCCGACAGCGCCCCCTCCCCGGCCTTGCGAAGCTGCGCCACCATGCGGTCGCGAACTTCCTCAACGCCGGGAATGAGATGAGGCCGGGCCGGCAAATTCTGCGCGGGCTCACCATGCTCCATCAGATAGCCGATGAGAGCGTTGTTAAGCGGTTCCGCCTCACCGGGCTCTGGCTGACGGTCCGATGCTTCAGCCGGGATGCCGATCAGCACCTGGTTCTTCGTCAGCGCGCGGATCGCCTTCAGGATCTCCCCCGAGCGGTCCCTGACGACCTTCACCGACATCAGCGGTACGGGTAGCTTGCTCGGGCGGCCAGGGCTCTGGCCCGCACACTGGGGCGATAGAACCCACCAGCGGCAAACCCGCGAAGCAGAGCGTACAGGCGTTGGCCGTAGGCAGTCCCATTCCAGACACCGGCCCCGGCGGACGTGACGGCGCTGGTGTCCATCGACTTCGACACCGACCCGACCGACTTGGACGACACGGGAGCGAACGACCCCGCCGACCCACCGCTGGCACCCGCCATCGCCCCGAGCGCTAAATTGTGAGCAACATAGAGCATCGTCACCAGATCGGCTTGCATGCCGTAGCGATCCTCGGGGTAGAGGTCGCGAGCCTGGACGATCCAGAACCCTATCGCCTCCTCCGGGTATTTCGCCAGATCGGCGAATTCCGGAAAGACGGCGACGAAGGTGTTACGATCGACGGGCACGTCGGGCGGGCTCGGGCTCGCCGGGCTGGCTGGCGTGGCGCGGCTCGCCCGGATCGTCACCCGGCGGGGTGCTGTTCTCCGGGGTCATCTCTTCGCCCGTGATCTGTCCCGCGTCGGCCTCGACGAGGCTGCCGGCCTTGGCGTCCTTCTTCGCGCCACGGTCCTTGGCGGCAGCCTCAAGGGCCGGCTCATGGCCGAACGCCTCGGGGGTCTCCTCGTAGTCGTCGCCGACTTCCTCAAGGAGGCCGCCAGTCAGGAAGGTGTGGTGCTGGTTGGCTGCCTTCCACGCGCCGTAGGTCTCGGCATCCACGGCCGATACAGTGCTGTTGCCGGGGAGAGCCACCGAACGCAACGGGGGCGCATCGCCCGGCTTGTCCGGGTTCGGCATCGGTTCGGTGAGCGTGATGGTGGTATGCGAGCGGTTCAGGATGCGAACCGTGTCGGTCTTGGCCATGGTCAGCCTCCCTGCTTTTCGGCGGTCTTGATCTTGCCGGCGAATTCGCTCGGCGGATTGCTCGGGTTGAAGGGCTCGAAACCGCTGGCTCCGCCCTTACCCTCGCGGGCCTCGCCTCTGGCGCTGTCCTCGCGCTCGCGGGCGAAGACCTGACCGGCCACAAGAGGCGGCCAGTCCTTCATCTGCTCCCGCCACCTCTCCCAAAGGTCTTTATCGACCCCTGGGGTGATGGCGAACCCACCAGCCACCAGAACACCGGTCCCATCCATGATCCGCTTCGGATCGCGGTTCGGGGCGGGACCGTTGATGACGACGGAGGGGCCGCTGTAGCGGAAGATCTTTTCCTTCCGGTTCGCGTCCTCCCGCGAAGGAGCTGGAATGACCACCTCCTCCTGAGCCTGCATCCGGAAGCCGTGCGGCAGGGCGCACGCGACGGTGACGGTGCCGGGCATCTTAGACCCCCAGCATCTGCGATACGGCGATCGGCGCCTTGACCACGACACCCCAGGTGCCGGAGGTCTTCTTCTGCGCATAGGACGAGAGCATACGGACGATCTGGTGATCGCGCAGCTTCTCGTTGAAAGCGCAGACGGCTGGCCGCACGCCGTTGAACCGGTCGGCCCAGAGCTGGACGACGTTGCCGGAGGCGGTCGCATAGCGCGGGTCGGTGACGACCGTCAGGGACGGGAAGTTCTTCTGCAGAAGGTCCAGCACGTTGATGCCGAACTGGTTGGTCTGCATCAGAGCCACGTCGCTCTGCGGAGCCATCACCAGCTTGAGCGCATCGCTCTTCTGGATAATGCCCGAAGTGCGGCTCACGAGGTCGAGGACCATCCCCTGGATGTCGGAGTAGATCTCGTTCGCGGTGGCAACGACGACGCCGTTGTTGACCCACTTGGTGCCGCCGGCCGCCTTCGTGGACGGGGTCAGCGCAGCCGGGAGACTGGGTTCGTTCAGGATGCCGTAGTTGGCAAGACCTGCGACGCCGAAGTGATAGGTGTAGTCCTGGAACTTGGCGAGCGTCGCCGCGGCCGAGGTCTGGAGTTCTCCGACCCAGTTCAGGCGAGCGAGGCCAGCGCGATCGACCTGAAGGTCCCCGTACTGAACCACCGTCTGGAACAGGTACGACTGACGGTTGACCCAATCGACGTTGGCGTCGGAGTGACCGTTGTTGCTCCAGTCCCCGTAGGGAGCGACCTCACCCGTGTTCTCGACCACCATGAAGGTGGCGGTCTCGGTGGTCCAGTCGCCCGACTTCTCCTCACCGAGGATTTCGGCGCCCTTGTTCGGGGTCTGGAGGATGCGGATCACCTCCGGATCCACGTAGCTGGCGAGCCAGCCGGGGATGCCGGAATTCGCCGTGGTGACCAGCGTCGGCTGGGCATCGAGAGCGACGTCGAAGTTTCGGCGGTACTCGCGCGGCAGAAGCTCCGCGTCCTGCGCCAGATGGATGCCCCACTCGTTCTCGAGGGTGGGGCGGATGGATGCGAGTTTCATGTGTCCGCCCCCTTAGCCGATTGCGATGTGAGAGATCTTGACGAGTTCGCCGGCGCCGCCGGTGCCGCCCTCGCCCCAGCCGACGCAGAACCACTTGGTCTCAGTCGAACCGGCAACGGTAGTGCCAGCAGCCGCGAACGACACCGAGCCGTTCGTGTTGTTGGCGAAGGCCTTCATGCCGAGGGCGGCCGTACCGGCCCCGGCGTTCTTCGCGAAGTAGCAGCCGCCGGCCATGATGGATCCGACGCGCTGGCCTTCGGGAATGGTCATCCCGAACTCGGCCGGGAAGGTGTTGATGGTGGCCTGCATCTCACGATGCACGAAGCCGGAGGGCGCGCCGGTGCCGGTAGAGCGAGCGACGTTCTGAGCGGCGTTCACCCAAGCGAAGCAGCCGACCGTGACGCCACCGGCACCGGCGACGAGGATGCCGCCCGAAGTGACGAAGCTGAAGTGCGGATCCGCGCTGGCGAAGTCGCCTGGAAGGCCGGGGGCCTGGACGACGTTGATGGAGGTCTGGAAAGTCGTGGGCATGTCTCAGGCCTCCCTTAGTTGCCGAGGCGGGTCATGTGGGGGAACGCCGTCGCGGCTTCCGCGATGGCAGCGGCGTCCTGCGTCACGACCTTGCGAACGGCATGGGTCGTCTGAGCAGCCTTGGCGCTCATCTCCAGAAGCGTGGGCAGCGCCGAGACGTGAATCCCGGCATGCTTGATGCCCTTCACGTCGCAGGCGGCGCGGTAGATCTCTTCCTCACTGTCCATGGCTGGCAGGTCGCCGGCATAGGGACGCACGAAGCGCTCCGCCGCACGCAACGCGGACTGATGGGCCGCAGCCTGCGTGGTAGCCTCGGCCACGGCGCGCTTGATCGCGGCATCCATGGCGGCACGCGGGACGTAGTTCTTCATGTCGGGGGCCTTCGGAACAGCGTCCTGCGCAGGGGCGGGCTTGGGCGTGTCGGCGTCATCGCCGGCCATCGGAGGGGCCGGGGGAGCGCCATCGCTCTTCAGCATCTCGCAGACCTTGGCGATGTCCTCTTCGGACAGCTTGCCCTCTAGGAAGGCGACCACGTCCCCGTTGGCGTCATCGACAGCGTCGGGTTCGGCCACGGGTGCCTCGGGAACGTCCGCGACGGTCTCCTGAAGCTCCTCGACCGCTTCCTCGACGCGATCCAGCATCTGCTCCACGTCGCCAAGGTCGGCGTCCTTGGCGAGCTTGCCGTGAAGGGCGCCCTTCAGCGCGAGAGCGAGGTGCGGCTTGCGAGCATGATAGTTCTTGGCGGTGAGGCCATCGAACAGGGGCCGCAGATCCACCTTGGCATCCTGAGCGAGCTTCGGGCGGGCATAGGTCGAGACGGCGCCCTGCGCGAACGCAGAGAACCGCGTGGGCGCGGTAGCGGGCATTTGGATATCCTTTAGTGCTGTATCACCGACGACGACGTCGGGGCCGGCTCGGCCCTTGCGGACCAGGGCGACGTGGTTGGCCGCGATGTCTCGCATGACCCCGTCGTATCGGACGCCTTCGTACGTGCCGGGCGTCATGTCGGGCGTGTAGCGGTAGGCGCTCGACAGTTCCTTCTGCGATCCGTCCTCGATCAGGCGAATGGCAGGACCCGACCAGCACGCCAGATCGGCGTAGAGGTAGGGATGTTCAAAGCTCGGGTTGCTGATCGACCCGACTGTGCGGGTGTGATCGTGCTCGTCCGCGCTGATCGGGTTGTGGTCGAACAGCAGCGGCTTGTTGTTGAACGTCTCGGACCCGCGCGCGAGTTCGTCAGGGTGGCGGAGCAAGGCGTAGCGACGCTCGGCGTCGAGCCCGAGATCTTCGTAGCCGGGGATCTCGCGCCCCAGGTACTCGTTCACGCACGCCTTGCTGATGGCGGTGCGCTTGACGTGGAGGTGACCGTCCGCATCGAACACCCGGGCGGAGGCCCGATCGAAAGCGATCCGGGTTAGCTCAGAGGCTTGAGGCATCGGCTAATCCGGAATGATCGGCTCCGGAAAGCATCTGCAATTGAAGATCGCCCCGGCATGCGCCCGATAGCCCGGGTCGCACTCAGGCGGGTCACTCCAAGCGATGCTCTTGCCGTTCAGAGCCTTGTGAGAGGCGCGCACGTCGCTGTCGCCAGCGGTGCGCCAGATGTAGTGGGTCGAGCCGACATGCTCGGCGCGGGCTTGCGTCAGCAGCGTCGAGGTTCGACCGACCTCCGTTCGCGCGATCAGGTCGGCACGGGACTTGGTGACCTCGCCCGTTCTCATGATCTCGGCGGCGATCTGATCGGCTCGCCAGCCCTTCGTAATCCCCTCTACGGTGAGGTCGTGGACTCGTTGCGCTGCGTCGGCCGGCAGGCTCGTGATGAGCTTGACCTGCTCCCGCATTTGCGTCCGCATCACCGTGCTGGTCGGGGCGTTGCGGATCTCGTCCTTGAGCGCTTTGCCCATGCGATCCGCGATCTGAAACCACGACCGCTCGTCGCGCTGCGCGACCTCCGTCACCATGCGCTCGCCGACCGCGCTGGCCCACGGCGTCAGGATCTGCGCATATCGCCGAAGTGCTGCGGCGGCTTGCGTGGCGCCGGCCAGATCCACGATGTCGAACTCGCGGACTAGCTCGGCGATGTGCCGCGCGACGCGACGAAGCCGAGTGACGTACTCCCGTTCGATTTTCTGTGCCCGCTTGAAGGCGGAACGGGCGGAAGGCGGCGCGCGGTCGAGGGCTAGACTACTCCGCGGCCTCAAGCACGCGGGGCACGCGCGGGACGTCAGGCGATAGCGGCTCGGGGTCGGTTCGCTCACCTGCATCGGTCTCGGGCACCTCAGGCAGAGGCGGCTCGGCCTCCGCTTCGTCGATGTCGTCGTCGGTAATTTGCGTGAACGTCCCAGTGCTGTCGCCGATCTCGCGCAACTCGCGGAGCACAACGGCGGCGGGCAAAGATGGCTCTGCGGTCATGATGGCCTGAGCCCGCTTCAGGGCCACATCGGCCTTCTCGCCCTCGGACATCTGCCACAGCGGCTCGAACTCGAACCCGATGTCATCGTCCACGTCACCGAACTCGGACAACTGAACGATGGCAATGACCCGCTTCAGGTTCTCGCCGAACAGCTTCTCTTGGTAGGCACGGATGAAGTCGTAGAAGACGCGGACCTCGCCGTCCGAGGATGCGTTGAGACCCGAGGGCGTGACACCCAGCAGCTTGACCAACGGGATGCCGCAGATGCTGGCAATCTGCTCTTGAGCCTGAGCCTGAAGCTTGTCGAGCGTCCCGAGTGGCGTCGAGACGTTGAAGAACTCTTCCCCCTGATTGAGGGCCATGAAGCCGCGGTTGTCCCTCATGGCGAGGAACATATCGATGCGGTTGACGATGCTGTCCGCAGCCCCTGACGAAAGCAGGTTGGCGAGATCCATCCCGCTGACGCCGCTGACCGAGAACTGCGAGATCAGATCCGACACGCTCTGCCGGGTCCGAAGCCAGTTTTCGACGTAGGGGCGGGCCACCTGCGTCATCGGCAACCCACCGAAGGCATAGGCCGACTTGAGAAGGTCCGGCACCTCGCGACCAACGAACGTGAGTAGCCGAGAGCGGTGGACGCCCTTACCTTGAACGTTCCAGATCTGCGGCGTGTACCAGTCCGCCTCCAGCGGGCTGATCGTGTTGTATGCCTGAGGATAGGCCCAAACGGCTTCGACCGGCTGGAACCGCAACAGCTTGCCCTTGCGGACCTTCTGCCGACTGGCGCCGTCCCTGCCATCCCCGATGGGGGACCGAGCCTCGTCGCCGATCTGGTCGCCGTCCAAGGCAATGTAGAGGTGACCCCGACCGAAGAACCCATCACCTTCGGCGACCTTGCGGAACGCGTCTCGAACGCACAAGCGCTCCATCGCATCCGTTAGAAGGTCCAAGCGCTTCTGGGTCTGCTCATCGCCCTTCCGGTTGATGAGCTTGATCCACTTCCGAGTCGCCTCGGTAGCGATCGTCTCCACGATGCGGCGATACTCGGGCCGCTGTGCCAAAGCCGACAGGACCGAGTAGCCGAGGAAGTGCTGACCCTCCAGCGCCGCATCGACCTGTTGAGCAGCCAGAACCTCGTTCGCCCAAGAACCGGTTGCCGTGAGCGCATCGTCCTGGGCGAGCGTGGCGGCATGACTGCCGGGCGGGAATTTAGGGGCCTCGTATGGGTTGACGTAGGCCGCCTTGCTGACGGCAGCGCGGAAGGCCGCAACGTGCTCCCGCGTGACCTTCAGCGGCACAGATGTCTTTGTCTCGATCGGCGGCGCGCCCACGCGGGCACGGGCTCGCCTCATTCCCCGTCTCGACATCAGAAGCGGCGGGCTCGCGGGGCGCCGAATGCCGCAGCTTGGTCGCGGGTGACGATGAGCGGCCTTTGGACCTCACCGAGCATCAGGTGGGACAGCGCCCAAACGAGCGCGTCGAGGCGATCAGGCGACCCTTCGCCGAGGTATCCGTCACCGGCCATCTGACACATCTGGTCTTCCAAATCCGGCAGGTGGACGACATGCGAAACGCGGCCTTGCTCGTATAGCGCCGCTACTGGTTCGGCCCGAACCGACTTGCCGCGAGAGGCGACGACCTCCTCGTAGGGGGCGTACGGGTCGGCGGTACGGATGACGTGCTCGACCATGGCGCCGCCGAAGTTGCGCTCCGCAATGATCTTGTCCGCCTCGAACTCGTTGTAAGCTTCGACCGCGCGGCGTCCCCACCCATTCGGGGATAGCTTGCAGGTGCGATCCGCCAGCACGTAGGCTCGACCATCCCTGCCCTTGCCGGCGACCACGATGCCGATGCTGTCGCCCGCGTCGCTGTCACCCTTTGTCCCGGACGGGTCTACCGCAACGACGACTCGCGCCATGTCGGGGCGATCAACCGGCCTCAATGCATCGTCGATCATGGCCCGCGTCCAGAGCGCGCCGGGCACGTCGTCAAGGATCTCGGCTTCCAACTCCTGCCGTCCGAGCCGCGTACCGGCGTAACGGGCCTGTAACTGCTCCAGGGCGCTTGGCGCGAGGTTAGCCGCGTTGTCCAGCGTCCGTCCCCGCGTCAGCCGCGTACGGGCATCCTTGGCGATCCTGCGCACCAGCGGGACAGGTTTCGGGGTCGTCGTGACGACCACCTGCGGATGCTCGCCCAGCCGGAGGCCGAACAGCATCTGATCCCATGCATCCGGCTTGGTCCAAGCCGCCAGCTCGTCACACCACGCCCGATGATGCTGCGGGCCACGAAGCCGATCCGGCTCATCGGCCGAGAACAGCTTGTAGCGCGAGCCGTTGACGAGGATCAGTTCACCAAGTGACCGGTTCCACGTCTCGACGGCTTCACTCGGCAGGACGCCGAGAAGCCCGCTCTCTCCCTCGACGCAGGTGTCTCGGGCGTCGGCATAGGTCGGCGCCACAACCGCGATACGAACTCCAGGATTGCTTGACCCGTACCACGCCACGTCCTCGGCGCCGGTGCGGGTCTTCCCCCATCCACGGCCGGCGAGGATCAACCATGTTGACCAGTCGTCACCGGCAGGCGCGATCTGCGCCGGGCGAGATCGCTCAATCCACCTAGCTCTCGCCGCCAGCACCGCCTGACTTGAGGCGGGCAGCAAGCTCCATTGTGCGGACAAGGTCTCCGAAGAAAGCATCGGTCCCTACGTCCACCTTGCCTTCGTGCTCATGCTTCTGTGCTACGCCGAGGTGCTTGCCGATCTCCTGAAGAGCGGCGACCTTGTTGTGCATCTTCACCTTAAGGGCGCCGTCCTTCGTCTGGCTGATCTCAGCAATGGCCGCAGCAGCGTCGTGGTCGATCTCCTCGCTGCCGATCAGTTCGACCTCATTGAAGGCTCGCGTCTTGGGCGCGCCGTCCTCATCCTCCTCACCAGTCTCGGCGATGTTAGCACGCCACGCGACGGCGGCCCGGATGTCGGAGAAGCCAATACGGGCAAGCTCGGTCAAAACGCGATCAGCGGTAACGCGAGTGCGCACCGAACGCTCGGCCATAGCATCGGCGATGGCCTTGCCCACCTCAACATGCTTCAACAGTCGCCCACCCTGGGAGTAGGCGGTGTCTTCGCTGTAGCCGGCCCGGATCGCTGCCTGCGTAGCGTTCAGATCAATCAGGTATTCGGCGACGAACTGCGTCTGCTGCGGGTTAAGGGCCATACACTACCCGACCTTGATCGCCTTCGCCGCTTTGAAGCGCACGGCCTTATGAGCCGGGATGTCAATCTCTGCGCCGTTGGCAGGATTGCGACTCTTGCGAGCGGCGACGTCCTTGACGTGTAGCTTGCCGATATCGGGGAGGTGGACTTCACCGCGTGCCATCAGTTCGGTCTTCACCACAGCCGGGAGAGCCTTCAGCACCTTCTCGGCATCGGAGGCGGAGAAGTCGGGGATCTCGTGGGCAATGGCCTTGGCGAGGTCGGAACGGGTCATGCGGCCTCCGATGCTTTGATCTCGACGAGGGCGAGACTCCCCACGACCTTGACGGTAATGCCGCCATGCTCATGCCCACCGAGCCTGTCGAGAGCGTCGTTGGCGCGCTCAACGGCGACAGCCAGCGCCTCCATGCCCTTCACAGCAGAGTCGAGACCTTCGACCGTGAGCTTGACGGGCAGTTCAACAACGTCCGCCATGGCGCCCTCAGATCTCTCTCACGCCGCCCTGGCCCATTACGAGGGCTCTGTCGCCGTGCGCGTGGGTGATGCGGCGGTCGTAGCCGTTCCAAGGCTGGGTGGGCTGGTGACGAAGCCGAGCTTCGACCTCTTCGGGCGTCTGACCGCGAACCATGTAGCTCGGGTCATAGCTTCCGGTCGTCAGGACCAAGCCGGCGATAAACTTGCGCTGGTCGTCCGTCGTAGGAGGAAGGGCAATCGTTTGCCCCATCCGCTGTGCGAACGCCACCGTCCCGCGCTCGGCCACGTTGTCTTCGGCGTGGTGGGTCATGTCAGAACCAGCAAGCCAAGCGCAGAAACGACGCCAGCCGCAACGAAAGATCCGAGGGCAGTGACCAATCGGGGGATAAAAACGCCCTCGGGCTGATCTTGACTCGCGAGCCTCGCCGCATTGAAGAAGCCAGTCAGCCCCACCGCAAAGAGGAACAGGGCGGGTACACCAAAGCACACCGCCACAAATACCTGAGCCGCAAGGACCATCCCCCTACTCCTCGCCGACGTAGTGGCGATCGGATCGGGGACGGAGAACTTGACGGCGTCGCAATTCAGCGAAGAACTCAACTTCGGATCGGCTCACCACCTCTGCCATTTCGTTGGCTCGGGCAATCCACTCGGCCTCAAGAACCCCAACCGGGCGTCCGTCTTCGCCTAATCGTACTTCTGAGGTTCCAGACGTCACGATTCACTCCGCAACTTACTACCCAGCGCCCGTAACCCTAGGAATGTCGCAAGCGCCCCCAAAACGACGATCAAGCCTATGACCTGAGAAAGCAGCAGGACATGCAAGAAGTCGCTCATCCCGCTACCCTCGGATCAGGACGTGGTTCGGGGCGTCAGTGCGCAATCGTTTGTAGCACAAGCGCTTTCTGAGCAGCGAGGCCAAGCGAGAGCAGCAATCCACCCGCCGCGATCAGCCCGAGTAAGCCAGCCCACGCCAGAGCTTTCTGCCGAAATTCTCTCATGCTCGCCTCGTGAGGAAGGATCGGAGACGGGCCGGGCTTTCGTTCCGGTGGTGACCGGCCGCCATTTCAGGCTTCGCGACTTTCGGCCAGCATAGCTGGTATCCAGGGATCTCGCCTAACCTTCAGACCTACAAGGGCCTCACAGGTCACCACCAGAACTCGTCTCTCCCGCTGCGGGCGGGGAGGATGGGCTTCGATGCGGGCCGGACTCGAAACCGGCTTCCACTTTCTGTTTCGCCCACTGCTTGATTGTGGAGCCCAAGGCCGTTTGTGGTCCTGCTGCCTCCTCGGGAGCGTGTCCTTCCACGCCGCCGCATCGAACTGCTTGCCCCGGCGCGATGCCTGGAGCTGATCGACTCGCCGGACCACCCGAAGGTGAGGATTAAGCCGCATTTCAGCAGCTCCGGCCAGTTTGCGTTGCCCCAGCGCGATGTCGCTGCTCAAGGCGGAAACCTAGGCGCTGCGAACGCAGAACGCCTCTCTGCAATACGGACAGTCTCATAGGCGGAATGCATTGTCAACACGCCTTCCGATAGTTCCCGTCAAATGCCGATCCACCGCGTTGGCCGCCATGCGGAGGTCTCCCGCCATCGCTCCCATGGGCTCCCTGTCCATGAGACAGACATGCACCAAGGCGACGTCGGCGGCGGTCTTGCCCGATCCAAGGTGATCGTTCATCGAAGCCTCTAACGCCTCGAACGAGAGCTTGGCACGCTTGGCCCGGTCGGTAGCAGCCTTCGCATCAGGCTCTTCGCCGTCGTGCCCTCCGCCGACGTTCATCGCGAGGCAGTTGCCGTAGTGGACCTGCGGGAGCCCGAGCGCACGGCTGTAGCGAACGAACGCCTCCAGCCAATGCTGCAGGGCGTCGTGCTGTACCTTGGTAAGCTCTCCCTGGAGCCTCATGCGACCGAAAGCGTACGAGGCGCGCTGATCGGCGGGACCTCGGCATCCATCAGTCGCCTCGCGGAGATCATCAGTCCCACGCGAACCGTCCGCGACGCCGGATTGGAGCTTGATCCGGCGGCTGGCCTGAAGATGCTTTCGGTGAGGCTGGGCCATCGCGGTTGCCTGACGCTGCTTCACGGTCTCCTCGGCATTGGCCCGCTGTAGCTTGCCGGACGGCTCACGCTCGCCTGACTGCTTCGGTCGGCCAGTCTTCCGTGCCCGCCACTTGCTCTTCGTCTCGGTTCCGGCTTGCATCACAGTACGGTACTCCTTCGGGACAGGACGGAGGGACTAAGCGGCTTCACTCTGTTCGGCGTCGTTGGCCCGGCGTGGAATGCCGACCCCCATGCCGAAAGGACTGAGATCGAAGCCTTCTGGTAGGTACGTGACGACTGCAGCGCCCGTCGCGGCGATGACGAACGCAGGGCCGGTCTCAACACGCTCAAGCCCCGCCGCATCCAGCGAAGCCTGGACTTCCTGCCGCATGAGTTCGCGCCATGCATCGACATCGACGCCATGTGCGCGTTCCATCCAGCGCAGAAGGGCATGATCGGATATGCGAGGGGCGATCACGCTGCCTCTCCTTCTCTCTCACGACGGAGACGGCGGGACTCTAGGTCGGCAAGGACCGTGGGATCGCGGAACGCCTTCAGAGGCTCAGGCTCCGGCCGGGTCTGAGCCCGCTTCGCGATGTCCTCGACGTACTCGCGGTGAAGCTCTTCGATCTTGGCGCGATCAGCCTCGCTCGGCGTGGTATAGATCTCAGCGTCGAGGATCAGGGCGATGCGGCCCCGCTCCGCCAGCGCCTCAGCCACTGCCAAGCGGCACTCATGGGCAATCTCGGCCGGAGTGGGAGCATACACCCGGTTGCCGAGCCGGCCGTCGAGAAAGCGTCGGCAGATGTCTTCGATCACGGGCTCGGGGAATGGCGCCAGCACCATCGCATAGCCGTCCAGGGGGTCCGCATCGCCCGTCGAAGATGCGATCGCCATCAACCCGCGGACCGTCCCGACAGCCCGAATGATCGCGGCTTTGCGGCTCGGCGCCAGCCAACGGTCGATCACCTCGACGCGAGCCGTCATCACCTGCCGTTCGTGCTCAGTGGGGGCGAGGCGGTCCGGCAAGGCGCGGCGGCGCCAATCGGAGCTGTCCTCCAGCCTGTTCGTCAGGCCCCGCACGATGGTGTCCGTTTCGGTATCCGCCATCGGGAGGACGTGCCCCGGCGTCGTGCGGGTCGTCAGCGCCTTCGCCATGGTCTTCCTCCGTCAATTCGAGATGGGCTTGTCGGGCTCGGTCGAGGGATTGTTGCTGGGCGGATTTTGGCCTGCCGGCAGGGCTGGCCCTGGCCTGCGCGTGCGGCGACGGCGCCTCGTTAAGCGCTCGGTCGAGGAACCCGTGAAAGGTCAGGTCCCAATCGGTTTTCCGGGCTATCGGCCGATGGGCGTTGCCGTGGGACCAACCGTGCATCCGGTCTCGGACAGCGACGACGAAGGTTCGGTCGTGACCCCGCTCGGCGGCTTTGGCGAGGTGAGCGGCCTTCGGCTCGAAATCGTCAGGGCAGAGCGAAGCCTGACGGTGAGAACCCCGGCGGGGTGCTGACCCTTTAGGGTCAGCGGGGAGATCTTGGTGGGGGGTTGAGTTATATCTCTTGGGGGGCGGGTCACGTTGCTGCGACGTTTCAGTAACGTTACAGTCACGTTGCATTGCCCGATGCTTCGCTGTGCGCTCCCGCTGCCCCGCTTTACGAGCCTCTTCCGCTGCGGCGTGCTTGGCTTCGACAGCCTCGACGGCGGCGACGGCGATCATAATGGCCTCCATGGGGGCCCCAGCGTCGCGCATCTCTTTCATCAGCAAGGCGATGCTCACGCAGCCCTCCCCTTGCGGTTGGACATGAGAGCTTCAGCATCCGCGATGGCGTCCACGGCCTCAATTCGCCGACCGATCCAGCGCATACAGTTGACCGCCATGGAGTTGCCCAGCACCTTGTAACGAGGGCCATCGGCGAGGACGCCGCCGCGCCAGGGGACAGCGGTGTAACCGTCAGGGAAGCCCTGTAGGCGCTCGCATTCGAGGGGGGTGAGACGACGGACGGCCCAGCCTTGGGCGATGGCGAGTTGGCCCCCTGCGTTCGCGTGGCTCTCAGCGAAGCCCATGGCACGCAGGGTCGGCGTCACACCCTCGTCGGTCGCGTCAGCACCATGGTCCTTGCAGGAGAAGGCGATGGCAGGCAAATGCGCCCCGGCTGCGAGCGGATGGCACGGGTCGCCGGGCTGCGGCGCCGAGCGGTTCAGCGCACTGGTGATCTGCGTCGTGTCGAAGGCGACGAGCATGCCATTTTCGGCGTCCTGGCTCGTCGCGCTACCAGCGGCCTTGCCGTTGAAGCAGAGCGTGCCAGCCACAGGCACGATGGGCGTGCCCCGCCCGGTGCCGTCCTCGCTGGCGTCGAAGCCCTCGCCGCGCAGGCTGTGCGCGACCAGAGGGCCTTCCCGGCTCTCATGGTCGCCGTAGGGGTTGCTGGCGCTGATGGCGGGCGCGAAGGGCGCCGCGATCATCCGCGAACGTGCGGTGTCGCCTCCGTATGCTCGTGACCGCACCATTCGCACGTCGGCCACCACGTCGCTGCGTTCTCCTCCCCGCAGGCCCTGCAGATGAAGTCTGGACTGCTCGGCAACGAGTTGACCGGCGGCGGCCTCGTCGGCTCCCACCCGCCAGCCGCCACCTGGGTCAGCGCCCGCAAGAGTGTCGACGGCAGCTCCCGCCCCCGCTTCTCGGCGCGGCGCAGGATCCCCGCGCAGGCACGCGCGCTCAAAAAGTACCGCTGCGGCACGGCGCCAGTCTCCAAGATGTCCGACAACGAACACACGCCGTCGTCGCTGAGGGACAGCCCGTCCAAACCCGTCCACTCGGACGTACTGAGCGTCCAGCACTCGGTAAGAGAACCCGTACCCGAGTTCTGAAAGTCCGGCCAAGAAAGAGTTGAAGGCGTGTAACTCTTCTGCGCTGTACTCGTCTTCAGTTTCCAGTTCCGCTCCGTCGCATCCCAGATCCACTGGTGGCGGCGGCGGACATGGATCGGGAGCGACGTGGGATACGCTTGAAAGGACGCCGGGGACATTCTCCCAAACCACCCACCGGGGGCGAAGGCGTTTAGCGAGACGAAGAAATTCGAGCGTGAGGTTGCCACGCTCGCCTGCCACTCCCGCTCGGAGCCCCGCGACAGAGAAGTCCTGACAGGGGGTGCCTCCAACAAGAAGGTCGATTGGACCGTACTCGCCTTCGCGGATCGTCGTGAAGTCGCCATGCAGAGGCACCCCAGGCCAGCGGTGGATTAGGACCGCGCGAGGGGCGGCTTCGATTTCGGAGAAGAACTGCGGGCGCCAGCCGAGCGGGTGCCACGCAACGGTGGCGGCCTCGATGCCTGAGCAGACAGATCCATAGGTGAGGGTCATGCTGCCTCTCCCCTGCGCCGGGACATGAGAGCTTCGGCCGCCCGAGGATCTTGGCTGGCAATCTGACAGGCCTTGCGACAGTCAGGATCAGAGCAGGCCCAGAAGCCGTCCCGGTCCTTGAAGCTGCCGAAGCCGAAACAGGCCTGGGCCGTGTGGCAGGCGTCGCACATGCGCTGCTCCGGGCCTTGGGGCTGCTTCCGACGCTCCTCGTCCTCTCGGGCTAGGAGTTGATGAGGCATGGCGGTGAGACGGGGGCGAACGCTCAACCGACCGCCCTCCCCGCCTGCGGGGTCTGGATCTGTGATGCGGCTGCCTGCCGAGCCGTAGACCTCAAAGTGCTCCAGTGCGCGTCCTTGCAGATGCCCGAGCAGAACCGGGCGCGCTCGCTGCGGCGAAGAATTGGGCCGTGACAGACAGGGCAGGTGCGCTCACCCATTGATCGTCTCCGCGCCGAACCGAGCCAGCAAAGCGGCGTCAGACCGGTTGTGATCCTTCTTGCGAGCGAACCTGTCGGACGAGGCCGGGAACAGCCGGAGGGCGAGCGCCCTGCCCTGCTCCTTGCCCTCGTCGCCGCCCTTGAGCTTGAAGTGTGAGCGCCACGTCTTCGGCATGACGAGATGCATCGGCACCTCACAGCACTGGACGGTCGCCATGGCGGCATGAAAGGCGCCGCCAAAGCTGAAGGCGCTCGTAGCGCCCATAGACCGACGCTGGCCGCCCTTGCCGGGGATGCTCGGCATGGCATTGACGAGTTCGACCACGGCGAACGTCGGCCCGTAGCACTGGATCGCGCGCTTCAGCTCGTGAACGTTCACGGCGCCATCGGCAGCCGGCATGTCTTCGACGGCGATGCGCTCAGGGCGATCGGGGAAAAAGAACGCGACCGCGCCTGTGACGCCGGGATCGATCGCCATGAGGCAAAGTTCGCGGCTCATGCGCACGCCTCCGTCATCGCCGCTACGGGGCGGTCGGGCTGATCCTGATACTTGCCCGCGTAGGCGCGCTCGACGGGCGCGGCGAGCTGATGGAACAAGATCTGCGCGATGGGATCGCCGGCCGACACGACGACAGGATCGGTGCCGTGGTTCGCCAGTTCCAAGGTCAGGAAGCCGACCCAGCCGGGCTCGATCACTGTATTGAATACGCTCAGACCGCGGCGCGCCCAGGTGCTCTTGTCGTGCACGACGGCCAGCACGTCGGCCGGCATCGCGAACCGCTCGACGGTGGACGCCAGCGCGAAGTAGCCGGGCTGAATCACAACCTTCTGCTTGCAGCGGACATCGTACCCGGCGCACGACAGGCCGAAGCTCATGCCGTTGTGCACGGTCCGCTCGACGAACGGCTCGACCATGTGAAGGCCGTCTGCCGCCACGCGGGCACGGATCATGTGATCGGGGAGGATCATGCGTGAGCCTCCAACCGCTTACGGGCGATGTAGACCGAGTAGTTCAACGCAGCGACGCTGGGTAAACCGAACCGACCGGCGATCTCCGCACGGCATCCGCGCTCGGCTGCATCAACGGCCTGAAGCAGACGACGTGCACGGGCAGGATCGGATTGACGCCCTTTACGCAGCTTGCCGCCAGCAAGCCCAATCACGGCGGCACGAGTGAGGCTCAGCCGATCTGCGATCTGTTCGGCGGACAGTCCTTGCGTGTTGAGTTCGATCACCCTGTCGCGGAGAGCTTGCCGAGCCCACCTTCGCTGCTCGGCTAATGCCGAGAAGATGTCCCGACAGTTCTGCCAGATCGTAGCTGCGGCTCTGCCTTGGCGTGCGGCAATAGCCGTAACCGACAGACCTTCGCGAGCAAGAGCGCGCATCTGATTGCGCTCGACACAGGTGACGGGCCTGCAAACGCGCTTCATGGGCGACCCCGATGGCTTGCTGAGCGGACTAGATCTGCCGTTTGTGCTTGAGCCACCGAAGGAGACGCATCCGCTGCCTGTCGAAGAACAGCGCGAGCCTTCTCCACAGAATGGCAGGGAGCCCCGGCGGCGACGGCCTCGGTAAGTTCGGCTTCATGGGCGAGCTTTCTGATTTGGCGTTGGCGCTCGTTCTCGTATGCAGCGGCAATGGCGTTCGCGACGTCTGCCCAGATCCGCTTCGGCGCGCGGTAGCGCAGCGACCAGAGGGCGCCGTACTCAAGGCCGTACCGGGTCGCGACGCGACGCATCGCGTTGTCGGTGTCGCCAGGGCCGCGGCTTTCCCAGCGCAGCATCTCGTTGGCGAGCGCCTTCGCCTGAATGACTTCAGCCGTAACCATTTGCGCCTCGTGCAAACCGGCTTGCGATTTCTGAAGAGAGAATTTGCACACCTGCAGCCTCGTCCGTGGTCGATTGTGAGCACGGACGGAGGGCGCACAGGCCATGGACGAGGGGAGAAGAGACGCAACGCTGGACCGGATGGAGATCCGACCGAGTACCCATTTTGCGGAACACGAAAGCGCCCTGAGGGAGGGCGGAAAGCGCTACCGGCCCGGCAAGGTCAATGTGCGCCCCTATGCTACCGAGCGACGCAACCGGGTTGGGGACGGCAATCCCCGCCCGGCGCGCGTGCCGGAACAACTGAAACTGGACTTGTGCAGAGGACATTACGCATGCCCTCGCTTCTGACGATCACGAGCATCCTGCGCTTGAGACAAAGCGCGATATGCGCGGCTCTCATCGACATTGAGGATCTTCGCGATCTCAACTGTGTCGAGGCCGCGCCGCCAAAGACGACGAGTGTTATCGACCAACCAGTGCGGCTCAGGGGATCGCAACTGCTCTGTAAGAGCGGACGCAGGAACCGTCATTTCGGCACCCTCGGCCAATCGACGGACCACAGCTCGCGAGCGACCTCGACAGGGTCGGCGGCGACCGTGATCCTGTTCGCAACGATGGCGTGCTCTACGCGGCGAACCGCATGCAGCACCGTGGTATGATCGCGCCCGCCAAAAGCTTGGCCGGTCAGCGGCAGGGATCGACCGGTGTAGTGTTTCGCCAGCCACATCCCGATCTGCCGGGCTTTGACCACTCGGCTCTGGCGACGAGTCGAGAGCAGATGCGCCTTCGGCATACCGGTCGCTTCAACCGCGACTCGGATCATGTCGGCGATCGAGAAGACGACCTCGCCCTCCCCGATCCGCCGCCCGCCAATCATCTCTCCGGGCCTAACCGGTTTGGGCGGAATAAACCCCTCTGGCGTGATCCTTGGCTGCTCAATCGGGGGCAGTTCAGGCAAAGCCATGACCGCCCGCGGCTGCGCTGCAATCGGCGCAGAGCACCGCACGCGAGGAGTGACGAGGGTCCGATCCACGATCGGCATCGCTGGCCGATTGACCGTCTGCGGGCGAACGCCGGAGAGCGTCGTGAACTCGCCCATCGCCTAGACCTCCGGCCTTGCAGCTTCGGCCTTCATGCGGCTCACGATGCGAGCGGCGCGCTGCTCTCCGTAGAGCATGGCGTTGTCAATGAAGTCGGGGCGAAGATCGGCTGGAACCCAGCGCGGTATGATGAAGTCTCGTACAACTCCGAAGCCTGGGCGGGGCTTCTTCGGCAACTCATCTCGCGCCGCCAGAACGATGTCTCTGCGGGCCGTGAAGATCTTCTCAACGTAGCTGCGCGAGATGCCGAACCGCTCAGCGATGACGCGATAGGGTTCGCGCTGGCACAGGGCGGCGGCGACCGCGTCCTGTACGTCCATGGGCAGTCTGAGGGTCATCGCGCCCACCCCTGCGTCGTGCACGGGCGATCCGACAGCGGGGCCTCCACCCAACCCCGAAGCGCAAAGCCACCGACAGCACAGGACGCGGCCTGCGCCAGCATGATGGCAACGATGGCCCACTCCCGACCCGAAAGGCCGGCGCCGCTACGCTCAACACAAGCGGCGCCGGGAGTCTCGTGGAGGAAGTGCCCGCCATGGGCCTCTGTAGCGCCGACGAGGGCGCAAGCTGGGGAAGTCATCACTCGCTCCGGGCGGAGTGGATCTGAAAGGGAAAGTCAGGCGGAGCCGCGTCGAACGCCGACCAGATCCCGAAGCCGATCGCGGCATCGAGCGGGAGCGCGAGGGCAAGGCACCAGAACCATGCGCGGGGAGACATCAGGCGGCCTCAACATAGTCGGCAGGCTCTGGATCGCGGCCGTGGCGGGCCTTGAACAAGATTGGGAAGAGCTTACTGGTCGGATCGAGCGGGGGCCTGTTCGCAGCGTCCCTGGTACTGCTGGCGAACGACTGCCGTGGCGAACCCTCAGCAATGTTGGCGGGCGGCGCCTCGCGAGACGACACAGTGTTGACCGAGTCTCCGCCGCCCGCCCCAGAGGCGGCGACCGCTCCCTGGTTCTCGTAAGCGCTTTCACGCTTGTCCTGTTCGGGGATGTCTGTGCGCACAGACGCGGCCGGGTAGTCGGCCTCTCCCCTACCGCCAGCGTCCCGGCGGGTTTCTTCGGCCTCTCCCTCGTCCGCGCGGGTCAACAAGCCGACCGCGCCGAGGTAGAGGTCCAGTTCTTCGTGCTCGCTAATGGCGGCAGCCTGCTTATCGGCCTCCAGCAGCATCAGGCGAACACACGTCGCGATCAGTTTTACGTTGAAGCCTTTGCCCTTGGCCTCGGCTTTCACGTCCTTGATGTCGGAAGCCAACTCGCGCCGCTCCATCTCCAATCGGACGATGCGCTCAGCGTAGGATCGGATCTCAGCTTCGGCGCTCATGCCGCAACCTTCTCGCGAGAGGGACGCTTCACGCCGGGGGGCCAGACAGCCCCATCCGGCCAGTTCGTCGAGAGCCAGAGCAAAGCCTGCTCATGACTGCGCGTGCCCTGATCCCTTCCGCTGCGAAGGAAGCCGATCCGCTTGCCGTCGTTGAAGATCAACGTCGATGCGCGAGCGTCCGACATCGGCTTGACGCCATCGCCCTTCGCGAACCGAAAGGCGTCAACGACAGACAGGAACTGGTCGATGAGCGTGGTCATGTCTGACCATATGCGGGACATAAACCGCAGGTGTCAAGGGGAAACGAACCGCTCCACGAGTCGTTCTGGCGCGGTTATCTTCCCGCTCATGACCCACGGACTTCTCAGCAGGATTGAGCTGCGGCTCAAAGCCTTAGGCATCTCTGCGCGCCGCGCGTCTCTCGACAGCGGCATGAGCCCGGATGCGATCCGCGATCTTCAGCGCAAGCCCGACAATTCACCCACGTTAGAAACGATCCGCAAACTCGCCATTGGGTTGCAGACTACTCAGGAATGGTTAGCCTATGACATAGATGACCGGTCACCTGCAGAACCGGCAGAGGGAGGCGGCCTACGGGTCGTAGGTGAAGTGGCGGCTGGCAATTGGCTGGAAGTCGATAGAAGTGCCGAAAGTGATAGCGAGCACCAACAACTTTACGATCCCGTCCCCGTTGCTTTGGACGCGAGATATGCTGCTGAAGCGCAGTTCGGCCTGATCGTTCGCGGCACTTGTATCAACAATGTCGCAACGGAAGGCGATGTTCTCGCCTGCGTGGATCTCTATGCGGTCAAACGAGATCTGCGCAACGACGACCTCGTTATCGTGGAAAGAAGCCGGCTAGCAGGCCACTTGGTAGAGAGAACCGCCAAGTTTTGGACCGAGCTGGACGACCGATACGAACTTTGGCCCGACAGCACCGACTCAAGGTGGCAAAAGCCCATCGTTGTGGCGAAAACAGTCGGGCTTAATCAGGAAGGCGATGACGGAATTACCGTAACAGTTCGCGCCTTGGTGACGTGGATACATCGCCCTGCTGAGGGGAATTGGCGGCGTTCTAAAAAACCTGCGTGAAGGTTGGTGGGGTTGTTGTGATCCGTCCACAGGTCGCCCCGCGTAAGGGACGGGTAAAAGCTTGAAAGCCCCCGACGCACTTACACGGACCGACCCGTAGACGGGGGACGAGTGAAGGCCGGAGCCGGTCGCCGCTTACCGCCAGTCACGCCACCGCCGAGGCGCAGACCTAGAGAGTTTTTAGGGGCCGGCGGGCCTTGTCTTCAGGCATCTCTCATTCAGGTGCCTCGTGGCTGTGAAGTCGCTCCTGGTAGCCACCTTGATCCTGAGCGCGACTAACCGCCTCAGCCGCCGCCAGCGTCACTAACCGCCCGGCGGATTAAGCTCGCGGCACTTGCTGTCCGCGAACAATCCCGGCTGGGGCTTTGTTGATCGCACGTCTGGAACGGCCGCGCATGAAATGCTATTGACCGCTTTACAGACGGGAGGTCGCCAAACCCCAACCCGTTTGCTGCCCCGGTTGGTCCGCAAGACCGCCGGGGCTTTTCGTTTCTAGCGGCCGTAAGTCTGGCGGTCAATGTCCCGCAAAACCTGTTGACGCGGTTTATGTCCCGCGCTAGGGTTGGTCATCCCGAACCGGATGGCCTCGATGCAGCTTGCAGCCCCCCTCTCCCATCTCCTAAGCCTCGCCCGGCTTCGTCCGGTCGCCAAGCCCCCGCAGCCCGTCTGCCCGGCCCTACGCTGGTCCGGCAGCACCCTCTCCGCCATCGCCTACGACGTCGGCACCGACCTCGTTCTCGGCACTGTCGATTACGAGGGCGGTGAGTTCGCTGCCCTCACCTTCGACTACCAGGGCGGCCTTCGGTTCTGGCGAACCATCGGCACCTACTCCACCGTTCAGCAGGCTCGCTCGGCTCTTGAGGCCGATGTCGCTGCCCGCTGCAGCCTCCAGCATTGAGGGAGGCCGCGATGTCTCCCACGATCTTCGCCTTCGCCTGCCTCGCCCTCCTGATGGCGGTCGGCTCCCTCGGCATGGCGTCCCACCTTCGCGACCAGATCGCGGCGGCGCGGGGACGGCCTCTCGGGCGGGAGGGCTGAGGGCATGAACACCGGATACGATGTTCTGCTCAAGGCTCGCAAGCTTATCGCAGAACCTGCGCAGTGGACCCAGAAATACGGTGCGCGTAATCGGCAGGGCTATCCCGTCAATTGCGATGATGATGACGCGGTTTGCTGGTGCGCCTTAGGAGCAATAAGTAAGTGCACTTATTCTCTTGACATAGCGGAAGATACTATTGCCGCGCTTGAATTGACATCCGCGAGGATGTTCGGGCGCACCGTAGCCGGTGTCAATGATCACCTCGGCCACGCAGCCATCCTTCAAGTCTTCGACGCCGCCCTCGCGAAAGCCTCCCCCACCCCCGTTTCGCCCGCACAGGAGGGCTGATCATGCTCGACCTCAATTCAGTTCCGCCCTTCATCTACGAGGCTCCGTCTTCAAGCCCGGCGACCGTGCGGGCTCACGGACATGCCATGGGCGCGATGTACGCTTGCCGAGAGCAGATCATCGAAGCCCTCGGTAGCGTGATCCAGGACGTTGCCAACCTGCATTGTGGGGCCGTGCATCGGCTTGGGAGCAACCCAGTCAAAGCGGTTGCCGAGCACTTCAGTGCACTTACCGAAGCGCTTGCCGCGTTCGGTGACAGCGCCCTCGAACTGACCAACGCCGACGAGTGTCCTGGCGGACCCTACGATGGCCGTGTGCTGGAGCAGATCGGCACCGGCATCTGGGCGGCGGCGAAGGAAGCCGTGAGCCCCACCGACGAGGGCGACTACACCGAGAGCAACCGCCTCGGCGCCAGCGATGTCGTAAATCTCCGCAGGGCCGGGTGAGCCATGGTCGCCCTGATCCTCTTCGTGATCGTCGGCCCGGCTGCGGCCCTCACCTTCCTCGCCATCCGAGGCGTGTTCTCGGCTGACGATCAGAGCGATCAGTCTTGGACTGCGCCTCGGTCCACCCACCCCAGCAACGTCATCAGCATTCGCACTCGGCGGGCAGCATAGGAGAGCCGTCATGGGACTGAACTACGCCAACCTCGACAAGCTGATTGCCGTGATTGCCAGCTTGCGGGCAGATCAACTGTCTATGAAAAGCTATGCGTTCTACGTCGATGACGAGAGCGGCATAGTAGATGACTTGCATCAGTGCGGCACGGTCGGCTGTATAGCCGGATGGGCAGAGCAGTCTTTCTATGGCCGTATCAGCCAAAATGATACTGCTGATAACGCGCAAGAACAGCTCGGGTTAACGGAAGATCAGGCCGGTGACCTTTTCTGGCCGGAGGGGTATGGCTCCGACAACTCTTTCCCGCCCGCTCGCGTCGTCGACGTCCTTCGCCACCTCCGCGCGACCGGCGAAGTCGATTGGGATCGCTTCCCCTACGAGAACTACGTCAAGCCGAAAGCCGCTTGGACGCCGCCCGTCGCCGTTGAGGTCAAGGCCAATCTGCCGGCCGTCCTGACGTCCCTGCTGCGGCCCAACGTGGCTGCTGAGCCGGTCTGATGACCGTCCTCCGCCCCTTCGTCCTCCCCACAGAGCGTGACGCTCTCACGGGCCCACAGCTCCGGGACAGGAGCATCGCGCTTCGGCCGGTGTCTCCGCCGGCTGATCCGACAGCGTCGACCCCGCCCAAGGCTCCCATGAGCCCCGGCTACCAGCAGCAGTTCCACTCCAGCTCAGGAGCGTGACGTGACCGCATCCTACAGACTCGTTCCCATCCCCACGCTGCCAACCCTGCGCGTCATGCGCGGCACCGAAGTCGTCGGCCTCGCCTTCCGTCCGAAGGTCGCCGACGAGCCGTGGGAGGTGTTCCCCGACATCAACAACCGGGGCGGTCTGCCGGACGGAGACATCGGCTACAAGCCCCGCCAGTTCGACAGCCTCGATGCGGTCGAAGCCTTCCTCGGGATCGCGCGGGAGGCGCAGGCAGCATGACCTCCCTGACAGACGATGTGCATCTGGCCTCCCAGATCGCCGAGCAGATCATCGCCGCCGGGATCGACGAAGACGACGAGCATTTCGCCGATCTCCTCGCTTCCGAGACGGACGTACAAGACCGGCTTCGGCGCATCGTCCGCGCTTCCCGCTACATCGCCAACGACGCCAAGGCGCTCGGCGAGATGATCGGTGAGATGCGCGAGCGCAAGGCGCGGCTGGAGCGCAAGGCCGAGGGGCTGCGTGGTGCGGTGGCTTGGGCCATGGGCGAGTGCGCCTTGAAGCGCCTCAATGCTCCAGACTTCACCGCCACCCTCGCTGCCGGGAAGCCGAAGGTCATCGTCACCGACGAGGCCGCTCTTCCTGACGACGTGTGCGTGCTCAAGCGTGAGCCGAGCAAGACGGCCATCGCCGCTTGGATCGCCGACAAGCCCTGCCCTGGCGCGGAGATGTCGAACGGAGGGCCGTCGCTGACGGTGCGCGTCCGATGAGCTTTACCGATACACAGGTCGCCGCGCTCAAAGCCCCCCTCAACCGCGGGCACGTTCGGCAGCGCTCTCAGGCAGGCCGAGCTCTCTCGTACATCGAAGGCTGGAAGGTCATCGAAGAGGCAAACCGAATTTTCGGGTTCGATGCCTGGGATCGAGAGACGGTTGAATTGCGCGAGTGCGGCGAGCCTCGGCAAGTCGACGGCAAGCATCGCGTCGCCTTCATGTGCAGAGTGCGCGTCCGTGTGCGGCCAACCAATCAGATGTCTCTGGAATGGACGGTGGTCCGAGACGGTACGGGCTACGGTTCAGGCATCGATAAGGACCTCGGGCAAGCCTACGAAAGCGCGATCAAGGAGGCCGAGACGGATGCGATGAAGCGTGCGCTCATGACCTTCGGTAATCCGTTTGGACTCGCCCTCTACGACAAGGATCAGGCCAACGTCGCTGATGAGCCCGACGAGCGAGTTGTGGCCGATGAGTCTGCAGGCATCGCCGATGCGATGATCGAAGGTTTGGCGAAGCGGGCCGGGGAAGATGCTGTTCAAGCTTTTCTCGACCATCCTAAGGTCTCTGCTGACCTTGGACGTCTGATCCCGTCCGACCGCCAGCGCGTCATGCAGATTGCAGTCGAGCGACGGAACGTGCCAGCAGCGAGGGCGGCATCATGAGCCGCGCCTTCCTCGTCCTCACCAGCGAAGCTGTCCGCGCTCGCGCTGCCCATTGGGTGGCGAAGCTGCCTCACGGGACACGGGTCGAGTTCAAGGAGCCCAAGCGCACCTTGGACCAGAATGCGCGGATGTGGGCGATGCTCACGGACATCGCCACGCAGAAGGAGCACTGCGGGCAGCGGTATCCGACCGAGGTGTGGAAGGTGGTGTTCCTTCACGCCCTCGGCCGGGAGACGCAGTTCGTGCCTGCGCTCAACGGCGTCGGCTTTCTGCCGATCGGCCAGTCGTCGTCCGACCTGTCCAAGGCAGAGATGTCGGATCTGATCGAACTGATGCTGTCGTGGGGCGCCGAGCATGGCGTCGTCTTCCATGACGAAGCGCCAGACGCGAGGGCAGCTTAATGCCTTTCATCGACGTCGGCACCACGAAGCGAAAGGCCATGCCTCAAATGCGGATACTCCGCATTTGGGAGGCCAGCGCGGGCATCTGCTGTCTGTGTAACCAGCCGATCGATGGCACCAAGGCGACTTGGTACGTCGAACATATCCGGGCGCTCGAACTAGGGGGCGCCGACACGGACGATAACTGCGGGCCGGCGCACTACGCCTGCAAGCCGGCCAAAGATGCTGACGATCATCGCCGCGCCGCCGAAGCGAAGCGCGAGAAGGCGAACCACCTCGGCATCCCCCTCCGATCAAAGCTGAAGGGCCAAGGCTTCCGCCCTGCCCCGAAGCGTCATTCCGCAACCCGGCCGCTCAACAAGTGGGTTGGCCCAAGCTTGGTGCGAGAGCCATGACCACAGACCACACGCAGGATGCGGCCATGGGGGCCGGGGCTTCCGAGCTGCAACAGCCCTACACGCCGGCCCTGATCCACTACCCTGATGACGATCGGCTGGAGTTCGTCACGACGGACAACACGTACCTCGCGCGTCACGTCGCGGACGGGTGTGCTTTCCTACTCGACCCGGACACCCGCGAGCCGGTCGGCTTTTACATCGAGCAGGCGCGCGCTCGGCTGCCCGGCCTGATGGAGCCCCCCCTCGCCACGCCAGCCCCGCCCCCCGTGGCCGTGCCGGATGACGTGCGGGGGCTCGAAAGGCTGCGGGAGGAATGCGCTCGGATTGTAGAGGGGCAAGTCTATCACGAAAGGTACAGAACGTGGCCTTTCTGGAACGAGATACCTTCCGGTAGACCCAACCGCTCCGAAGCGAATGAGCTAGTTACCCATTGCGACAAGCTGGCTAGCCTGATCCGCCAGATCGATGTCCGCACCCTGATCGCCGCCCAGCCCGCAAGCCCTAGCGATGGGGCGGGGGAGTTATCCGACGATCTGAGCGAAGGTGTCGTTGCAGCGGTTATCCGTAAGTATCGGCTGGCTTGCCTAAACGCCGGCGTCTCTTCTCCAGAAGCTTCAGCAGCCAGAGACAATCTCTACGAACTTGAAAGGTTGTGCATTGCCCTCGCCGCCCGTCCATCAGCCCCACAGGCCGGGACGGGGGAGGACCCTCCTTGGGTCGTGGAGGATACCGGCGGAACCGTCTGGGTCGGGACGGCGCGTCCAGGCGGGCGTAAGGTCGATCACGTCGTCTATTGGGTAAACCTGTTCGATCTCACCGAGGAAGCGGCCCAGAGGGCGCGGTCTCATGCCCGCCTCGTCGTCGATAGCGTGAATGCGGCGCGAGCCACCCCACCGGCCCCGGCCCCCGAAGTGGCGGCGGTGGGTCTGCGGGAGGCGCTGAGACAAGCGTGCGAAGCGCTCGCAGCAGCCGACCAGTTCATCGTCAACGGGACCGAACTCGGGTTCATTCGGATGCCCGATACGGACACTCCGGACGCCGCCCATTCCACGCCTGGGGTTGTGGCCAACGCCTTGAAAGCGGTGCGCGCCGCCATCGCCTCACCGGATCAGCAGGGCGGGACGATCCCTGACGGATGGGTGCTCCTTCCGCGCGAGCCGACGCCCGCGATGAGAAAGGCCGGCGACGGTTACACGAACTGTGGCGGCGCATGCGGCAATCGTGCTGGGGCTGACGCCTACCGCGCCATGCTCGCTGCCGCCCCCACGCCCCCCAGCAAGGCGGAGGCGTAGGACGATGGCGGACCTGCTCTCTCCGCTTGTGGACAAGCCGGCCATACAGGCGCCGCGCTTCGTCATCTTCAGCAGCTACGGCAACGATAGCTGCGCCCTCATCCAATGGGCTCACGAATGGGACTTGGAAGGCGTCGCTGTCGTCTATTCGGATACGGGCTGGGCCACTGCCGATTGGGGCGACCGCGTCATCCAGAAAGAAGCGTGGGCGCGTAGTCTCGGCTTCGGCACCTACCGCACGATGTCGATCGGTTTCGCGGATCTGGCTCGGTCGAAGAAGGGCTTCCCGACACAGCAGTTCCAGTGGTGCTCGTATCGGCTGAAGATCGAGCCGGGCATGCGCTGGCTTGCCGAGCACGACCCGGACAAGCGCGCGATTTGCGTCGTGGGCGTTCGCCGGGCTGAGGCCAAGAACGCCGTGGACGACCGCGCCAGCTTCCCCGGCTACCTCGCCAAGAGCGGCAACCACGGCGACCGCTGCATGCTCGCGCCGTTTGCCGAGTTCTCCGACGAGGACCGCAACGCGCTACTGGTCCGCGCCGGTATCTCGGTTCTTCCGCATCGCTCCCGAGAGTGCCGCTGTATCAATTCAAACCGCAACGACCTGAAGCTTTTCGGGGAAGCGGATGTCGCCGTGATTGAGCGACTAGAGTCCGAGATCGGTAAAACGATGTATCGGCCCCATCGCCACATGGGCGCTAAGGGCATCCGGGAAGTCATCAAGTGGGCTCAGAGCCCGCGCGGCAAATACGAACCGCCTGAGGAATCGCCTCCCGCGTGCGATAGCTTGTGGTGCGAGCGATGACCCCGTCCGCCCCCGAGGGCCAAGCGCTCCGTGATGCGCTAGCTAGCCGCCTCATGGACAAATCGCGGGCCATGAGCCGCTTCGAGACGCGCGAGCTGCTGGTGGAAGCCGCCGAGGCGATCACCGCAGCCCAAGCCGACCTCGACACCCTGCGCCGCCAACTCGCGGAGGTGGCTCGCGAGAACGACCACCTACGCGCCTCGCTGGCGAACAGCGGCAGCCCCTGCGCCTACTGCAACCTGCCGCGCGAAGACTGGCCGACTTGCCCCAGCGGCTTCCCAGGCTGTGCCCGCGCGGACGACGCAATGCTCTGCCCGCACGTCGGGGTCGAACTCGCAACGTCTGACGAGCGCGACGCCCTCGCGGAGATGGCCGGCGAGGCGATGGCGCAACGGGTCTTCATCCGAGCCCTCTATGAGGCGACCGCCGCCGACCTAGTCCGGTCTGAGCGTGAACGCGCCACCGCCGACTCCCGCACCCGTGAGGCCGAGGCACGGGCGGAGCGGGCCGAGGCGCACGCTGCTCGGGTCGCGGAACACAGAGCCGCAGAGGTGGCGGCACGGCGTGCCAGCGACGCCGAAGTCGTTCGGCTCAGCAAGGTCATCGACCGACTGTCCGCAGATCTTCATGCCGCCCGCACCACCCTGGAGACCACGCCATGAGCAGGACCGAGATCGCGGGGCTTCTGGAGCGCGTGCGCGAAGCCAAGGGGCCGGACTCGCACCTCGACCAAAAGCTGTTCGCGGCTTTCTGGGGGTGGGGATGTCCGTTGCACGGCGCCGCCTTGTACGACTTCGGGCAGCTCGGGGATGGGGGGCAGTTCACATCGAGCATCGACGCCGCAGATGCCCTGATCGAACGCGAGCTACCGGGCTGGTCACGCGAGAGTGGCCGATCTGGCTTCGGCAACCCTGCGTGGTGCCGGATGTGGAACCCGCTGCGCAGCCCGGGTCAGGGCAACGACATCAGAGCGGATCACGACAGCGGATCTGAGCCGTTGGCCCGGATCGCCGCTCTCCTCACCGCACTCACCGGAGGCGACGATGGCAAGTGAGCCCTTCGTCTGCGCCATCTGTGAGCGCGAGATCGAGATGCGGTGGAACACCCACGGCCCCGATCGCGTCGTGCCGCCTGTCTGTCGCTACTGCGAGAGCCACTACGGCAGTCGGACAAAGTTGACGGCGGGTTCCTTCATGGACCGCCGCAAAGCCAAGCAGATCGGCGCCCTCGCCGAGGCTCTGTCTGGAAAAGCTCACTGCATGCAATGGAGTCAGCGCCATGGCCGCGCGTGATTACGATGTCGCCCCGGCAACCGATCGACTGTGCCTCGACAAGATCATCAACGGACTTGCCGGCGACCTCGAACAGCTCCGCGCGGGCCAGATCGGCGTGAACGACGCCATCGCCCGCAGTCTGTTGGCAAAGCAGATCTTCAACGGCGTCCGCCTGTACCTTCAGGCCGGCAAGATGCTGTCCGACAGCGCCCGCGAGGTCGAGGCCCTTCCGCTGGAAGGAGGCCACGATGGCCAGTGATCGGATCGCAAGCTACGACCTGGGGCACCTCAACGTGCCGCTGGCCGACGCCATCGAGCGGCTAGACAGGCGGATCAGCAAGGATCGCCGGGGCAACTGCCATCCTGAGTACGGGCTGATGGTCGGCCCGGGGATGTACGAGGAGGTCTGCTCTGTCCTCGCCGCCCTCCGCGCAGACCCCGCTCCCGTGCCCCCTGTGCGGGGGGATGGGGACGCGCCCGAGGGTTGGGTGCTCGTTCCGGTCGCCCCAACTCCCAACATGAGCCGGGCCGGCGACCATTACACCAACTGCGGTGGCGCGTGCGGGAACCGAGCCGGTGCGGCGGCCTGGGCCGCGATGCTGTGTGCGGCTCCGAAGTTCCCCGCCCCCGACAGCCAGCAGGCGGAGGGCCAGGGCGATGCTCCGCGCGAAAAAGGAGCCGAGCCGTGACCCGTCGCTACGCCGCCGACACGTCGGTCCCGATGGACCGCAGCATCTCCGAGATCCGCACCACGGTGCGGCGCTATGGGGCCAGCGAGTTCGCGCACATGGAGAGCGACACGCAGGCCGCCATCACCTTCACCATGCGCGGCCGGCGCATCCTGTTCCGGCTTGTGATGCCGAGCCCAGAGGCGCCCGAGTTCACGCAGACCGAGCGCGGCAAGGTACGGTCATCCCTCGTCGCCGAGGCCGCATGGGAGCAGGCGTGTCGTTCGCGCTGGCGGGCGCTCGCCCTCGTCATCAAGGCGAAGCTGGAGGCTGTCGAGGTCGGCATCGTGGTGTTCGAGGACGAGTTCCTGGCGAACACCGTCCCTCCGGGCGCGAGCGTCACGTTCGGCGAGACCGTGCGCGAGAGCATGAAGCTCGCTCACGAGAAACGCGAGCTGACGCCGCTGCTGCCGCATATCCGGCCCGACCGCGACGCCCCGAGCACGGGAGGTGGGCATGCTTAGGCTGACGGAGCGCGACCCACCAGCGCATTGGCCTGACGGCACCCTGAAGCACAGATGGCAAGCTTCGGCCGTACCCGGCGTCAAGATCTGTCAATGGTGCGGCAACACGAGAGGTGCCGTCACGCTGGGGCGACCCTGCCCCGCCGGTCGCACCGCCCTCGCCGAAGCCGACGCCGCTGCCCAGAGGACGGAGGCGCGGGATGGCTAAGGCACGGATCGTTCCGCACCCCGACAAAATGGAGGCGACATTGAAACCGCTGGCTTACCGGCCGAAGGAGGCCGCAACCGTGCTCGGCGTGAGCCGGGCGACCATCTACAACATGATGTCGGACGGTCGGATCGCCGCCTACAAGCTCGGCGGCACCACCCTGATCCGTCATTCGGATCTTGAGCGCATTCTGGACGAGGCGCCGCTATCGTCGCACACGAAGTTCGCCCAGGCGTCCATGAGATGACGTCGCTTCTCCAAAGCGTCGCCACGCCTATAGGCCCGCTCGGTTTCGTCCCCTGTCAGATGAGCAAGGGCAGCTTCGGCCACGTCGCCCGAGAAGTCGGTCGCCTCGTCTACCCAGTCACGGAACGAGGATCTGAACCCGTGCGTGGTGATGTCGGGCCGCCCGGACTTCCGCAGCAGCATGCCAAACGCCATGTCGCTGAGCTTCGTTCGCTTGCGCGGCGAGGGGAAGACAAGGTCCGCGGGCGACGCGTCAGCCGGTCGGAGGTCAGACAACAGAGCCAGCGCAGCGGGCGAGAGCGGGACGCGATGGATGCGCCCTCCTTTCATTCGTTTCGCCGGAACGGTCCACAGGGCCGCCACCGGATCGATTTCGCCCCAGACCATACCTCGGACTTCGTTGGACCGAGCGGCCGTGAGAATGATCATCCGCAAGGCAAGCGCGGAGACTCCGCGTTTCATCTCCAGGGAGACGCAGAAAACCGGCACGTCTGCATAAGGCATCGCCGCGTGATGCCCACGCGTGAGCTTGCCGGATCGCGGCAGGAGCACGTCGAGGTGACCCCGCCAGCGGGCCGGGTTGTCGGCTGGCCGATGACCTCCGACGCGGGCCACATCCAAGATCCTCTCGATGCGCCCGCGAATGCGGCGGGCAGTCTCGGCCTTGGCGTGCCACATGGGGCGCAGCACGGCGAGAACGTCGTCGGTGCCGATCGCCGCAACGGGCATTGTCCAGAGCGAGGCGGACTGGATCTCAAGCGTCTGGCGCCACTGCTTCCGGTGCGCCTCGTTGCGCCACGTCGTTTCGCGATCGGCCATGTAGGTGAGTGCGACGTCCGCGAAGGTGACCGGCGGCGGCGGAGCGACTTCCGGTTCGGCCGTGGCGCGTCTCTCTGTCAGAGGGTTCACCCCGTCCGCGATCTTGGACCTAGCCTCTGTCGCCAGATCGCGCGCCTTGTTGAGGGGGACGGCGTTGATCGGCCCAAGCCCCATTTCGTGCCGCTTGCCGGCCATGCGGTAGAGCATGATCCAGCTCTTGGCGCCGCTCGCTGTCACGTTGAGGTAGAGGCCGCCGCCATCGGCGTGTCGGCCGGGCTCCGACAGCGCTTGGACCTTACGGGCGGTCAGCCGATTGGCCGCATTCGCCAT